CTGTTTCTTTCAGCGTTTCGGTTATTAACCTTCTCCATTCCTCTTTGTTCATATTGTTTTATATTTCTAAATTATTCTTTTGTATTCTCAAAAAAAAACTTTGTAAATTTGCAACATAAGATTGACTTGGGGTTGCTTGGGAAATATTTATAGAGGTCGCGAGGGCGGCCTCTTTTTTATTTGTTTTTGATTGCAGAGATAATAGCGTTTTTAATAAAAACATGCCAGGTTGAATCCATTATTGAGGCTTTGAATAATTCTGTCTCATTTTCATTCATATCCACAGCTTCCCCGTTGAATATCTTTTTGGCAATTTCATGCATTTCAATTGTGTTTGTGCACACATACACGGCATTTCCGACAAGTTGATGAATGCCTTTATTTTGATTCTCTTCCAGCAATTGGATATAATTATTACCTAACAAATCAATTGCTGATACATCTTTTACGTCAAAACTATATTTCATTTTGTTAGTAGTTAGTGAATGTTTCAGTAATCTTTCTATAAAATTCCGTAATTAATGGAACAATCCCCTGAATAATACCCAAGTCAACATTTGATCCGTTAATCGAATTGAAATCCTCGGACTTAGGATTGTATTTAAGGGTTGCATTCATGAATTTCTTCCCGTCGTCCAAGTATCCGTTTGCTACTACGGAGATAACTTCCGGTGCTTGCTCTTTTTGATACTCTGCACTCAGCGATACATTTATATTCTGTACCGTTGCCGTTGCTTTTGCTGAAATAAAATAGTTAATTTCCATGTTTTTTATAATTTATCTGTAACTTAATTGTCCGGTTGATCTATTTATACATAGGTAATAATTCGAAGCCCCTGAAATATTTGGTATGTTATTAAGATTTAAATATATTTGACCTCTAAAGATAGATGTATTATTAACTGTCATTTTACCACCGAATAATACATCTCCAGAAACTACCTCTATCGCAAGAGGTGGATCAAATGGAGTACCGTAATATCTGTTCTCAGCTTGTATTCTTAAGGCAGTAACTTTTGAAGATGATCCATAATTATACGATGTTTCCTTGGCAATTATTTCCAATCCAGTTATATGACTTATAAAATCTCCTACTGCTGTTATTATTCCGGCTTGCATTCCACCTATTGAAGGGGTAAGTACACCAGCCCCTGATGCATATACAGAAAAACCATTTTTAGCATAACAAGAGCCTATTTTTGAACTCGCATTGAAATCAGATGATCTCAATCCATTATTGCTTAATTTCAGTCCGGCAATTTCTCCTTCTGTCGCTGTAATTTTTCCTGTAAACTGTCCGTTAACTGCAATAAGTTTTCCATCTGTTGTAATCTGAACATTCCCGTTTGCACTAATAGCTCCATTAAGATTAATCCTACTTGCATCAATTGTAACGCCTCCTCCGCCAACATTAATAGATTCAATAACTTCTTGCCCTAATGCATTTTTATTTGAAGAAAAAATTGTAACGAAATTACTTTGTGTTACAACACCAGATATTTCTTGGGTACCATTTATAATTTTAGATACTGTAGAAGAAATTTGGTTGTAACTAACTTGTAAATTGCTAATATCTGATTTTATTAATTGATCATTTTCATTATAGACATCTAGAGATACTTTATTTTCGATCAATCCTTTTGTTATATTTATTTCAGTATTAAGTTCTTCCTTTATCGTTTTTATTTCTGCTTGCTGCTCGGAGAAAGAAGGAGTCCAAACAGGGGCGGGAAGAAAGCCTTCGACTAGCATGACTTCGGTAAACCGGACCGAATTCCCAGCGGTATGCCCTGATTCTCCGGCGTAACAAAGTAAATACCCTTCCTGAGCTTCAAAGTCATTTTTGGTAATCAGAATACCACCATTTTTATCATAAAGATGATGATAAGTAGTCGTCAGGTAATTTTTAATAGCCTTATCATATAAAATAAAATCACACTTGCTAATATTACCGGATAAGACTTCTATATTTTGGGCATTCACATAATAAACTGTATTCGGCTTGATTACAGGCATATACAGAGCTTTATATGCATAAGTATTTGTCCCCCCTTCAACCGTAAACGGCCCTTTTGTACCATCCGCCAAATTAACGTTATTAGCTCCGATCTGGTCTTCTGCTGCTACTGGAAAGCCTTGCAGGGGTTTATTGCCTTCGATTAGGGAGATGTTGTAGATCAAAGATTGTATCGCATAAAATCCGTGTGAACTAGATATTTTACTGATTGTTTTACCTGGATCAGTAACATAGTTTATACGAGCTTTTGTAGTCTGATTACCTTTCAGCGAAACATATTGGATGCTACCATCTGTATATAAGAAAATAAAACGAATACCATCATTTTCACCATTAGCTGAAACCTTCCATTCTACGGAAAATACATACTGCGTGTTTGTTTTAAATTTAATTGCCCCTCCAAAAACATCTTTTAGATCTAAGCCTCCCGAAACATAATCTGTAAGTAATTTATGATTAACATTCAAATACACCCCGTCTTCATCTTGTCCCCAAACCGCAATATCCTTGTTCTTCTCATTCCACTTCAACATCATTTTTTTGGATATAAGGTTCTGGGAACCGATCTGTAATCCATTTACTGCTTCCTGTCCGCCTTCTAGCCCTTGCTGTTTTGCTATTTCCTTTCTATCAGATTCAGGGACAGAATAAGTTGTCGCTTTGTTTCCATATTCAATTTGTACATCTTTTACAGAGATAATAAATTCGGAACCATCCGACATACCATTGTGATCAATCCTTAAATAAACTAGTGTCCCTTCTCCCCAGCCCGAAGGTGTAGTAAATTTAAATTCATTGTATGTCCAATCCGTGCCTGACTGATATGAACTAGTTAATAATGCATCAATTTCAGGATAAGAAGCAGGAAGAATATAAAAATCAAAATAATTTTGATGGCCTGTATGTTTTGCGTAAAAAGAAACAACAATTTCTTTATTCCCAGGTATTGTTATCATCGCACTACGGATATAACTTTCTCTCGTAGAGGCGTCCTTTATTGAAAACTCTGTATCTTTATGTTCCGTATATCCTGTCCACCCAGTTCCGGTTGTACTACCGATTAATATATTTACTCCTCCTACCTGTATCCCATCAACAACCTTTCCCGCTTCATCTATTGCAATCTGCCTCTGATCATTGATAGAGGGGGTCCACAATAGCGAAGTTTTATTGCCTAATACTAGTTTTACCCACTCTATTTCAGATTCAACAGATACACTATTAGGCATTGGATATATATTAATGAATTTATTATCAGCAACGACCGATGATTGTTCTAATTTCCATTTAAAGGTTCTTGTTGCAATATTATCTGCATTAAACATATTTCGGAATAATTCAGTTAATACAACCGAGCCGCCTGAATTATAGACACCGAAATATGATTTATCAACCCCTAATTTCCCCTTAATGACAATTGTACATTCTTCCCCCTCTTTAGGTTTGTAGTCCCCTAAGTAAATGGTCGCTATTGGATAACCAGTATTCTTCCATCCCTTGTTACTATTGTCAAGAAGGTTGGTTTCTCCTACTTGGAGGTTGTCCAGGTTACTCTGCACGTCTCCGATGGACTCTTCCACCGTTTTGCCGGACATCAGTCTGAACACCCCTTTCATGTAAACGTTCTGACAATACAATCCGAATCCTGTCAACTGCCCGAAATCTTCATCCACTATGCCATTCAAATTACCCGTCCGCATCGGTTCTTTCCCTTCAAAAGAATAGGAGTTTATCCCAGCATAGAAAGCAATGTAAGGCGAATTGTTGTCATGCGCCGAAATCATTATCGCGGATTGGCGGTTTATGTCTGTCCGGTTTCCTAATAATACTATTTCTTCATCAGCCTCCGGGATACCGCTATTCGCCTCACAATCCGTTTTTGACAAGACAAAGTAATCCGCGCCTACCTCCGTGACAAGACGCCAATATCTCTTCATTTTCTGCCCGTCAAAAACTTGATGAAAAGCTTGGTCGCCCACTACGAAAGGATTTATTATCGTCCCGCTGTCAGTATTGAAAAAGCACTTGTACCCATTCTCTGTCTCCTCTACACTTCCCGTCTTTATAGCTGCCGGAGAGACACAGAACTTCCCGCCGATTGCCTTTACCTGCTGTATCAGAAACTCAAACACGCTGAACTGACCCCTTACCGTCAGATTCTGAAACTCAGCATTCCCGTCTTTTATTCTGTGTCCGCTACCAAGCGCTCCGGAGGTGAAATTCTTGGATGAGAAATTGTCGGATTGGACTAATTCAGCCGCTTTCACAGAATTAAATTCAACGTCCGCGTCTTTATGTAACTTTTGATTGAACCACTTCGGATACCACGCATTGATAAGGTTATAGAAGAGCCTTTTTATATCATCTATATTGATAAGCTGCTTTAAGGTGAATTGTATCTGCTCTATTGTATTATTTACCTTAGTGTCGTAGGTATAAAGCATCTGGTCGCCCAATTCAACCCTTATATCATCGCTTGTTTCAGTAGTACCGATAATTCTTGTCGTGATATTCCGCCTGCCTATTTTTACGGTAATTCCATCACCGATATTCAGTGATATTCCTTTCTTCTTGATATAGTGTTTTTGAACTGATAGAGACGGGGCGTATTGCGGTTCACACTTTTTGTTCAGCTCATTTTGTGTTGCCTCCCTCAATTCCTGTGTTGCTTCATCTATGTAAGATTGCGGCATATTGATGTTAAGGAGGACAAACACGTCTCCGACACGTGGCTGTCTGTTTGCATTCGGAAGATAATACCCGTCTTCTTCCTCTTTTACGATAATTGAAAGCGTCTTGTCGGTATTGTTCCAGCTGTTTTCCACTATCTCAAAGTTCAACCCGGTCAAATCCCCCGTCTGAAACTTGACTACCGGGATTTCATTCTCCGCATAGTATTCAGACAGATTGAAAGGAATATCAAGTTTTATCTTCCAACTTCCGGCTTCCTCTATGTTTTCCGGAACGGTCACGCCTAACACCGTCTTATTAATCAAGCGAGGGTAGATGTTTTCATTCACATACACCCCGGTAATCTTTCCGTACTTTTCTACGTTCTTTTCAATGACTTCATCACCCAAATTCAACCTTTTGGGGCTGTCCGGAGAATCATAGTCGGCCGGAAGATTCAGAGTGCCGCCTTTCCCTATCATTCGAGTGGTTACGGAAGCATTAGCGACCTTTGCGAGTTTCACGGAGTAGCTTCCTTTGTTTTTCCCATATTCAAACACATAGTCGGTTTCTTCTCCGATTCTCCTCTTGACGGTTATCACGGTTCCCGTAATGTCCCACTCCATTTCGGCATTCTCGCATACCGTTTGGAGTGCTGCCATGCAATTACTATTGTCAAAGCTCAAATCAAGGATACTTCCGTTCTGAATGGTTCCAAGGGTAAATTCCGGATAGTCCTCGTTCAAGGAATCAATCAGCAATGTCATGAAGTCGCTGACCTCTCCATGGTAGGCAAATGTTGTCGCTCCTTCGTCCGTTATGATGGAATTGTTCAGCTTATATCCTTGAAAATAGAACGTAAGCGGATAGGTAAACACTCCGTTACTTTCCTCTATATCAATAGGCTCGAAAATCTCGTACTTTTCATTCCCGACTAAAACATAGTCGCCTATCTTTAAGTCAAGATCACTATTTGACGAAATAGTGAACGAAACATATTTATTTCCGCTTAATGACTTCGAGATGGTATCATCAACGACAAATTCGTAAATAACGGTATTATCTCTATATATGCTATATCCTTTCATTCGATATTACGATTAATTTGCAACTGAAATCAGCGTATACTTTCCCGATAGAAAAAACGTTTTGTACAGAAAATCCATTCGTGCAAAAACATTTAATCTCTCTTTCTCTGTAATTGATAGTTCTTATTCCGGCTTTCCCAAATAGGGCATACAATGATTTGATTCTCTCCTTGAATTGCTCTGTATTTTCAGCTATTATCATACCGGAAACGGTTATCTCCGTCTTCTCTTGCCCTCCTTTTGAATAAAGTGAATAAGACGGATTTTGGGTTGTGCTCAACGATTTTGGCGCACCGATTCCCTGATAGTTTAATATTTCTTTCAGATATAATCCGAAAGAAGTCCATTTGTATCCGTCAATCTCCCCGTTTTCGGTGGGAGAGGGGAGTGTCCCAGATAAATTAACAAGAGGTTCTATGAATTTAATCGTTATTTTGCAAGCCGATTTTGTAAAGGTTTCGATGGTCGTACTTTTGCATTTTACACTCCAGCTTCCCCATTTGCATGACAACGTAAATAACTCCGGCAACTCGTTCATGAAATCATTTATTAAAGGAAGAGAAGAGTCAGAATCAGACACGATATTTCCTGTTATTGAAATATCCCGGCTGTCAAAATCCATATCTTCACTCTCCACATAAGGCTCCACGCTGTTGTCTGTAACCCAATCGTAGTAAGTAGTCCCTTTTCTTTTCGGAAGATTGAAGCATCCAGAAATGGCAATATTGCCATTTGATTTTGTTGGAATTATCCCGAATTGGGAAATAGGAGTATTATTAATATAATATTCTGCCATGCCGTCCGGTGTTGGGTGGTATGTGTCATCACATACTGATGCAAATATAATTATTATTTAGAATTATTCAAAATAAAAATCCGTCATCTTGCGTATCTTTTACTTGATTCACTTTCAATTGTTCGTAGTCTTCCGTCCATGTTTTTCAATGTGTTGTGCATATCAGACAAGACGGAAGTATTATTCGCCGTTTCTCCGGTATTCCTCGCTATCGTGTTCAGTATGGAGTTGCATGTGGCCATTGTAGACTTGTATGTTTCATGAAATATCGTTGTCTGCTGGCTGATAGCCTTTAATGTATCGTAGGAACCTCTCCATATTCCCATTGATTCATTTGCAGTTTTCTCCGTAATTGTTTCGGATATGGTGCCGGTTTGGCGTTTTAATTCTTCCGGAGAACTTTCCCAATTAAAAGTTTTAGCCAAATTATCCCGGTCTTTAATCATATCTTGGATTATATCTTGATAATCATCCCTCAATTTTTCTGCCTCTTTTGCAGTAATCTTATTTTCGCTTTCTGCTGCTTCTGTCCAACTTTTATACAGATTTTCTATTCTTCCCTTGTACTGACTTGCGATTAGACCGGCTATAATCGATTTTCGCAAATATCCTTCAAAGTCATCACACATATCTTCAAAGGAAGCATCCATATCCGAAAGTGAATCAATAAATCCATTATAAAAACTATCGAAGGATATGCCAGTTAGTGCTTCTTGCAATGTATTCGCAAGTTCCTTGGCTTCATCGTTGCAGTCAATGATTGCATCTAAATTTTCAGTTATTTCAGAAGGTATTTTACTCCACGCTTCGGGGAAATCTCTTCGTATAATCTCTAACTGTTCCCCAGATAATTCATACATTTGTTGTACACTGGAAATATTTTGTCCTATAGACTTTGAAATATCATTCCATGATTTCTTAAGCCTTTCGTTGGCCCGGTAAGCATAACTATGTGAGCCTGCACTTGATCCTGCTTTACCTCCTACTTCCGCTAATCTTCTATAATTTTCTATTTGCTTTTCTAGCGCTTCGTTAGCTTCTTTCGCTGCCTCTACCGATGCAAATCCACCTCCAAATACAATTTTTTCCTTTGATTTATCAATGATTTTTTTGTATAGATCATTTATAGCCTCTAGTTGTTCTCTTAACGCCTTATATTGTGCTACTCCGTTATCTGATCCTAACCCGAATATACTGCCAATCGTTTTTGTAACGCCTGCTAATGTATGAATTACACCAGTTACAGCACTCATTGGCTTGGTTATATCAATTTCTGCTAATCCATCCACTACCTGTCCCAATCCGCTTAATGCTCCAGAAATAGATTCAGGGATTTCAATGCCTAAATTAGTAAGCATATTTACAAGATCATTCCCGGCAGAAATTACTTGCTGACCCTGTTGTCCTATTGCATTAACGGATTGTGTTATTTTACTAAGGGATTCAGCTCTTTTCTTCTCAGCAGCGGAAAGATTTTTTACAGCTCTTTCTTTTGCCTCTGGATTGTCAGCTTTATCCATCTCTTTTTTTGCCTTTGTAACCTCCTCTACTGCTTTTCTGTAATCTCTATATCCGCTTACTAATTCTTCAAGGGGCTCTCTGTTTGTAATAGTTGCGTCAAGGTTTTCAAAGGCATCAACAACAGTTTTAAAATCTTCTTTACTAATAGAATCATCTACCGTAGAAAGGTATTCCTTTATTTTGTCCCGGAGTTTTTTTAAAGCATCAGTAGATAATTTGTCAAGATTACCGAATACAGATGACCAGTCGATTTCTTTTTGAAATTGTTCAAGGTCAAGTCCGGATAATTCGGTTTTCTTTTTTTCTTTTGCTACCCGGATGGATTCTTCAAGCCTGTTTCTTTCGCTTTCTTCTGTTGTTTTTGCAAGTTCTTCTTGTAGCTTTTCAATATCTTTATTATATTTTCTTTCTATATCAAGGCGTTGTTGCTGGTATGACTGATATTGTTTTAAAAGTTCGTTTAATTCATCGGTCTGTTTTTTGTACACATCAGATTCGTCTTGTTCTCTTTTTCGCTTTACAGTAGAATAAGACGTAGAAATTTGCACTGTTTGCTCAGTCGTGAGTGTTCCGCCTTGTTTTGCCGCCCAATCGTCAGCAAGTTTTTTAATTTCAGCAATCTTTTCCTGATAGTCTAACCGGATTTGTGCAAGTTCTTTTTCTGTACCTTCCTGCATAAGGTCGATTTGGGCTTGCTGGTTTTGCTTACGGAGAAAGAGAAGTTCTTCATCAATTTGCTTGATTGTTTTGATTCTTTCTTCCTCTGCTTTTTGGGTAGCTTTAGAAGCTCCGGTTATAGTTTCTTTTTCTTTTGTAAGCTGGTCTATCTGTTTTTGATAGTCATTGAATTGTTTATTTGTTGTTGATGTTTCCTGAGCTTCTTTGAGGGTTTTTATTTGTTCTTCATACCATTTTACGGTTTTTTCTACAGATTTTGCATGTGCTTCCGCTTCTTCTTTTGCCCGGCGTTCGGCGTCTTCCTGGGCTTTTATATCAGAATTTACTTTATTCAATATAGAATGCTGTCCGGCCAACTTGTCTTGTAATTCTTGAAGTTGCTTATTGGCTCTGATTAATCTTTCACCACGCCCCTGTACGGCATTTTTATTTAGAAAGTCAATTTGCTGCTTAATTGAATTAATACTTTTTTCTGTTTCTTTTATACTTTCTTCAGATTGTGCTTTTGATCGTTCTCTGGTCGCTTTTGCAAGTTGATTATTTAATTCTGTCAGATTTATCACCTTTAAAGCCTCCAAATTCATGTTATCAAAATAACCTGGATACATTTTTCTTAAACTATCTAATGCAAGTTGTCGCGCAGCAATGGATTGGTTCTCGTCCCTTGTAATAGTTATAAATGTAGCTGTATCATCTGCATTTTTTTTACTTTCTTCATTGAATTTCTTTAGAGCATCAGTTGCAGCATCTGTTTTCTTTGTGAACTGATATAAGGCTGTACCAACACCAATTAGGACTGTAGCCAATAAAACGTAAGGATTTGCCTTTGTAGCAAGATTGAAAGCAATCTGGGCATCTTTTGCCGTCCGGATCGCTTTAGCAAGGGAAATCCATGCAGAGATATTTTGAATCGTAACGGATACACGTTGCGCAGCAGCTACGGCTATCAATGAGGCTTTGTATGTTCCGTAGGTAGCAACAAGTACCTTTAATATACTTAATACTTTTTCGTAATTTTCAACAAGATATGAAGCTCCAGAAATTGCATCGGAAATAATACCTTCATTCGCCTGTCCGATTTCGTTAAACATCATATCTATCGCATCACCAAGATTTGATATTTGACCTATGATTGTTTTTGATTGACCCTCCATCAAGGCATAGAATTTACCCCCCTCGTTTGTCATTCCCTCAAATACTTTTTTAATGTCATCAAACCCAATTTTTCCGGCCGTCACCATGTCATTTATTTCGCTTGTAGTCTTTCCATACATCTTGGAAAGCTCTTGAAGGACAGGTATACCAGACGACTGGAATTGTAACATATCTTTTGCATACAATCGACCTTGTACAGCCGTTGTTCCATATAGGTATGTTAAACGTTCAAGCGGCAATCCAAGACCGGCAGCTACATTTCCTAATCTTATAAGAGCATCGTTTATTTCATCAGGAGCAAATCCGTATGCAAGCAACTGCTTTGCACCGTCTGCTACTCTTTTTAAATCAAAAGGTGTTGTAGCGGCTGTTTCGACTAATTGATTCATAAGGTTTAGGGCGGGTTCTTCTGCTCCTAAAAGAGTTTTAAATGCAACTTCCAATTGCTGAAACTCGCCACGCGTCATAGCTATTCTTTTTACTATGTCCATTCCAAGATATGCCGTAGCAGCTTGTTTCATTCGCATCCATGCCGTGCTGATAACATTTCCGGATTCATCGGTTATCACACCCATCTTTGTTACTTCTTTCCGGTATTCTTCCGCCTTGCGCCTCATGTCGTTCAAATCAACATTGACACGTATATTCATTTGTCCGTCTGCCATAATTTAAAATATTTGACTTGCGTGTACTTGTTTCGGTTTGTCTTTATCGGTGGAGTAGGAGGGTTGGCACTTTAATAACATTTGGATATTTAGCCAGCTTATTTCATGCAACACTTCATGATAGCTTAACCCTAGGCCTTTCATGGCGCCGAATATTATTGCCCAAGGACTGTCGTTTTTGTCTTCTTCGTCAGATTCAAACCTTGAAGGAAAATTATATTGGTCAAAAAAAAAGGAGAGTTCAGGCGTTCCACATACAACTCCTGCAATTCGGTTATTGCCTTTTCATCGAGATTGTTACGGATAAACTTCTTGTTCTCTATCCTGTCCTCTTCATTTCTATATAATACGATAAGGGCGATGTTCAATTGCACTTCGAGATCGTCAAGGTGGTCTAACATTACCGTCAGCACGTCCTTCCCTTGGTCTTCCTCCGAAATGCCTTTTAGCTCTGCTATCTCCGCCGATATATCAATAATCTGACCGAGTGTGAGCGGTTTTACTTTCAGTTCCTCGCCTCCAATATGTATTACCGTGTCCTTTTCATTTATTTCTTTTGCTACTTGTTGCTCTAATGTTTCCATGTCTATAAAATTAGAGGGGGATTTATTTCCCCCTCATTAGTAATTAGGCGGAAACCACCTGTTTTCTTCTCGAACCCGGAATCTGCTTGTTGTCTTTATTGAAATTCGCCATGATGGTACAGGTCAATTCGAGGTTAGACAACCCGGATTTTCCCACAACACCGGTTTCTTTTACAACGACTTCAACTTTTGCCCACTGCCGGATAATACCGGGATATTTATCGGCTGGCATGGTTTCCAATTCCACAGCCTGCGGAGGTAACATGAAAGAAACCGGCTCAACTTCCCAGTCTTTGTTCGGGTCACTTTCTCCTGTCGGCTTTTGCCACCCAAGGAAATATTTAAATGCCTCTTCCGACATATCATTCGTAGACACCGTAAATGAGCGTGTGCCTTTTCGCGTCTGTATGCTCATAGCAATGTCTTCCACCTCTTCCCATTCAACATCCAATTTTTCCGGATCTTCCTGATTCATGTTGAATGAATCGGGAACAATCATTTTCATGTCGTATAACGATGCTAATGCCTCGGAAAAGTCCGGAAAAGAACCGGCATTTTCTCCGGTTATAACTGCCGGCATAAACTTTAGGCTTTTAATGCCATATACAACTCTATCTGCCATAATTATAGATTTAAATAAGTTACTTTTACTCTTAAATTTCTGAAATGCGTACCGTTGTCTTCCTTGTAATCCTTGCTTGACACAATGGAAAACTGGAATCCACTGTAATTCGTGTAATACTGACCTGTTGCGTCTTTATCTCTTCGGAATATCGGCCTTATCTCGTTGTAAGCACTATCAAGCCGTCTGGAGTTCTTTATGCCTTGTACATCGGGGATATGGATATTGACGTTTACGATAGAAGAATTGAACAATCTTTCTTCGCCAAATTCAAGCGGGAGGATTTCGATGTATTCTCCCCTATAATTAGGGTCGCGTGTATCTTCCTTGAAAACTCTTAAATTAGAGTTTTTCAGAAGATTATATACTTCCGTTTCCAACTCGCTCTTTTTCATTTCTTGAATCCTGCTTGTTTTAATATCCTGTCGATAACGTCATTTATCTGGCTTACTAAATACAATTCGGTTTCAGTCAAGACATTATATCCCTTTGCTTCGACATACTCTGCGTAATTCATTCCGGCAACGATGATAAGTGTGTATCCTGAGCCGGAAGACTTTCCAAGCTCTTCCGCGTATTTTTTCCCCTCACTTATACCTTCTCCATTGTTTCCCTCCGGACCTGAAATAGATTCAAATCCTCCTACATCAATAATATCACCGTCTTTTGCCAGCACATAACCGATTGAACTGCGCAAATTACCTGTCCGGTCTGTGAAATTTCCGTATGATTTCGCATGAGCTACAGCCTTTCCCCCGACAACGGTTTTCAATGTGAATTTTATTGCCTCTTCCACACGGCCAATTGATTCATCAAGTATGCCAAGAACTTGATTAAACTCGTTTTTACTATATGATAATCCGCTTTTCATGTCTTTATCACGTAGTTAAATTTTGTCGATCGGCTATCGATTACTGTAGCCTCCACTCCGTTCACGGTCTTATCTTTCTTTGTCAATCTTATTGTTGCCCCTTTTTTAGGCAGCTTTCCAGCATCAAAAGATTTAGGCAAGTAGACATTGAAAGAATAGATGTAAGTCCCGCTAAGCGAATATGAGTTGTTCTCCTCAATGCGGCAATCGGACAAAAATTCAAACCCTCCACCGCCTTCTTCTCCTCCACTGTCTCCACCTCCGAATATCGGGTCTCCGTTTCCGTCATAGTCAATCGAACCAGATGTTCCTCCTCCTGCGCTTGACGTTGATAACTCTATTTTGTCCGGATAATTGTACATCAATAATACGCTGAATAGTCCTTAATCGTGTTATCTTCCTTTGTCATGTCCGGTTCTCCGAGTTCAGACGCTAACAAGGAATACCATAACAAAACACTCTCCATGTTCCATGATGTGGATGCTCCCCCCTCGCTCATATTCGCTACCGGAATGATTTGTGAAAACTCCTTGTACATCGCCATTTTGGCAATCTTGGGGTCTACATCTTCATCCGGCGTAATATTCTGATTCAACATTATCACATCAATCTCTTCCGGAGATATATAGAACTTGGATAATGTAGCAGTTATGTATTCCTTGTAGGTCATATTACATCAATTTTAAGCATCCTTGGTTTTTCTTCCCTTCCCGGTTGTATCCTCTTTCTCTTCTTCGGTTGTATCCTCTTTCTTATTAAAAGGCTCAACCAAACCAAGTGCAATAAGTTCATTCCCACGCTCTTCATTGAGCGTAATGACATCCCCGGCTTTATATAACCGGGAATAGTCATATTTGTCTCTGAAATCCGATAAAATCTTTACTTTCATGCCTGTACGGTTGTGGTGTCCATAGTATAAATTCTATCAACGTTCGCGATTACAGGAACGACACGAGCCTGTGAAGTGGTGTATTCGCGGAGAGAAGGACGATTTTCCCGGAATTTGGAAACGAGCAAATACTGGTCTACCGTCTGATAGTTTACTCCCTGTACAGGGTGATTCATTTCTGCGAGACGCGACCACACCAAGGAGCCTAACTGACGATCACAAACAAATACAATCATCCCTTTCTTCCATGGTGTATTGTTTGTCTGTGTCCCGTTTTTCTCCGTCTTGATAGTCCTGTCAACTTTAGTAACAGTGAAATTAAACTTACTTGACATTACCCTGTTTGCCTGGGTGTTGTCAAGTACAGGGATATTGGTACCGACGAAACCCTGCAAAAATGCGAACTGCTGGCGTACCTGGTCGGATGCGTTGAAGTTGTCAAACCATGCTTGGTCAGCATAAGCTCCGATGATAACATTGCCGTCTTGTTCAGCTTTTTTAAGAACTTTCCGGATATCATCAATCGGCTTTGAAGTTGATGTGTTTCCTTCCCAAACGACTTTGACGCCGAATTTATTTGCGGTAAGGTATCCGTAATCCACACGTACACCGGTGCCTACATTGTCTGTATCTGCCAATGCCACACCGGTAGACAGGCCTTGCAAGAACATCAATTCGATACGCTCCCAGATACCGGCAATCACGCGCGGAGTGTCCTCGAAGATTTTGGCGATGATGGTTTTTTCATCAAATCCCTGTGCGAGTAACGTATCAATGTCCGTCATCTGCTTTTCGTTAAGGAACAATTCCATGCCCATCTTTGGAAGTTCTCCGCTTGCTTTCTCCAACGAATCACGCTTTTTCAACGGAAGCGGTGAATCCATTGCAACCACATCGGCGGCAACCCGCGTATATTGTCCCGTAAGGGATGCCCAACGGCCATCTACTGAATAATCCGTTTTAAGCAACTGCTTGAACATATAAGACAGCTGCGTCTGATTCTTGTCGTTCAGTTTTTCCACAATAGCCAAAATCAGCTTCGGGAAGTTTTTCTGAATCAAATCAAAGTAAAGTGATTTTTCCATGTCTTAGTCCTCCTGATAATCGATTAACGGTAATGCGGTCTTCAATGCGGTGATAAGATCGGCACTCATGGTGTATGGTGCTGCTTTTGGGTTGATGGTGCCTCGCGTCATGATAGCGGCAAACGGTTTGCTTGCCGGGATGGTTGCTACGAGAACCCCACAATACTTCGACGTTGATTCACCGTCAAGTGGGGTATATGCTGCCTCGCTGACAGGCAGAGGCTGAATCTTGCCGTCTGACGTTTCAATAAGAATGTGTCCGGCTTTTACAAATTTCTCCGTGTATCCTGTCAAGTCAAGCGAGCGACCGCCACGGATGCCGTCAAAGTAATTCACGATAACGATATTGTCGTTACCGGTAATGACTCCTTGTGGCTCATTCACTAAATTTACTACTGTCATTTCCTTCTGATTTTAGATTAATAAACTATCCGCAATTTCCTTGGCTTGCTCTTGAGTGATTTCGCCTTTGTTTTGCGGAAAACCACCTCTTTCCGGAATGCCTTTGTCTACCATGTGCTGTTTATAGGCGGTTAGATGTGACGTAATCCCAGCGTTATCAAGTTCTGCCGGCACGTTGAGATACTTCAAGTCTGATTCGTCGATACCCAGCCTTTTGGCTTCGGAAGAGATAAAAGTGTTCCGGTCGGTATCTGCCTTGTCTTTTTCGTAAGATTGGATTTTCTCTTGAAAAGGCTTGACCGCTTCGGCAACTGCCGCCGCAACCATGGCTTTAATGTCGTCCGGTTTGGGTTCATCTTTCTTGCCAAGATCGCCCTTCTTGTCCTGTTTGGCTTTCAGTTCGTCGTACTGCTTTTGAAGTTCGGATTTCTCCGTCCTTACCTTGTCTACATCGCCCTGGAATGCTTTCAGCAAGGGTTCAACCCCTGCGATTGCTGCCTCGATTTGTGATTCTTCTGTGACGGTTTTAGATAAGTAATCAGCCACCCCGTCAAAAGCTTTTTCGCCAAACCCTAAGTTGGAATACTTAGTTTTCAGTTGAGATAAGATTTTTGTTTTCATTCGTGATGAATAAAAAAAGGCAAACGTCCGATAGTATAAATACAACTATCAGGCGCTTGCCTTTTCTGTTAGCAATTCCGTTATTTTAATTGGTAGTGTACATCATCATACACCTGATAGTATTGCAAATGTACACATTATTTTTATTTAATCCAAATAAAAATTACAAATCTTTGAACACCTTTGGATAAATGAAATACTTTTCCGCATATTTAGGATTATTTGTGACGTAGTAGGGCAGGGCACTCCATCCCGATATTTGTTTTTTATGAGTTTGTGACCACTTGATGAACTTATCTGGTATGTCGGTTATCATCTTTGGTTTTACCGTTGTCGGTTCTTTGCCGTCTAATATCGCTTGCGTCATAGCGGCAATGTCTTCTTGTGTAGCGAATATCGGCGTCATGATACATCGGCAATGCGGATGCCATCCGTACCATACGAAATCTTTTGGGTACCTGCCTTGTGCATAGTCGCATATATCAATAAATGGCTCCGGCTTTCCTGTTTTCGGGTTCTTTAGCGTGTGGTTGTTCGATAATCTGATTTGAAAGCCTACAATTACCGGATTGTTTTGATAACTTTCCCATTCAGCCATCCGGTAAGAATTGTTTATTTCTGTTGCTGCAAGTCTTCTTGCGTTCATATAGGAAGACCGATATACGCCTTGCCCGGGGTGATATTGCTTCGCCGCTTTGCTTAGCTTCAATTCTCCGGTTTCCTTGTCTCTTACGCGGCGGAATAGCTTTTTCGGTTCTTGTAGATATTCCCTTAAATCTTTGCTTAATTTTTGCGCCGATTCTCCGTTTGACACGGCAAGTTGTACGGATTCTTCAATTTGTGCCTTTATCCCGTCTTTCCATACTCTTGTGGATATGTCAAATTTATCTTTATTGAATTTAAAGGCATCCATCGCCTTATTCCGGTGCTTAAACAATCCGGATTTCCGCAAATTATCGGCTAATTCTGTAGAAATCTTGCTTAATACAAGCGTTTCCGTGACTTTTTCACCAATTCTCCATGCCGTTTCTTGGGCCGATGTGACAATAGAGTATATTTCATCGATAAGTTTGTCTATTTTCCCGTCGATGCCTTTTATTCCGTTAATATCAGAGAAAGATTTCAACTTTTTACCGGATAGATACGATTTAATACCCGGAATATTTGCTATCTCGCTTGAAAATTCGGAATACAAACGCTTCAAGCGGGATGCCGTTTGGGCGTCTAATTCGAGCAACAGGTTATATAACTGCTCGAGTGTTAAATCGTCTGTCTTCATCTTTTCTTTCTTCTTTCTCTTCTCTTTGTTTTGCCATCTGGATAGTCTTCAAGATACGAATTTCTGAACACGGAAAGGATATGAAGCCAAAACCGGTATAAATTACTCCTCTTCTTCTTCATTTTTTTGGGTCCGTTGAAATTCTCCTAACAAAGAGCCTTGTGTTTCTATCTGTTGCTCGCGTCTTTCCTTTAATTCTGTCAGGATCTTGTCAAGCTCGACGCTCGGGTCGTTGATATAGTCAATCAACGTAAGTGCGGTTTCCCGGCTTATCAGCTCGGAGCTGTAAAGATTAATAATGTCTGCTATCTTTTCGCTTACGTCGTCCTGGAATGGTTCGGCAAGCTGGCATGAAACCGAAAGATTTTCAACTACTGACTTTAAAGATACGTCAAGCACATTCCCGATAATCGCCTTTATAATGCTTGCTTCTCGCTCATGTGCAATGTAGTATATCTCCATATTCTTCGCCCTCTTCATGTAGCCTAATGCCATAGCCCTTTTTAACGCCCTGCCTGTCGGTGCGCCTGCTGCTACAAGTGCGTCAAATGATAAGTCCGGCGTCATAGATAGCATATAGATACACTTTTCGAGGTCTTTAATCTCTTCTCTTTTCAAATCGACAGCCGTATCTACGGAAAGATAGTCAAATTTGCTGTCTTTGCTCGGTACGCCGACCACTTTACCGCCTCCTGCTTTTTCAGTGTCCGGCAATCCTGCCGTGTCTTTTTTGCTCTTTAAAGATTCGGCAACGTCAGCAGACATAACTAGTATCGGGTCGGCAACATAATCGTTTACATCGGAAACACGCGAACGGAGAGCCTCAATTCTATCTATTAAAGGCTGAATGCCGTACCAAGCCTTGTTTTGTGTGACATATATAACAGGGATTTTCCCTATATCGTTTTTTTCTGCTACAACTTCCCAAGCTCCATTTGTTTTTTTGCATCGGTAAATAATAGTCGGGTAGTATATATCGAAGTGGTAAACCGTTTTTACCCCCTCCAACAGGTAATATCCATGCCCGAAAGAAAGCATGTTGTCGTATTGGTCGAAGAGCGGCCTTAATTCATCCCCTTTGCTTTTTGCGAGGACTTTAACACCAACCTTTTTCTCTCCAGCATCATTTTTGTAAACATAGTACAATTTTGCCGCCTCTGTTTCCGCGCCGGCTAATCTCTTAAACTCCCTCTGTGTGGTGTTCCATCGCGTGTTTTTCAGTACATCGGAATAAACTTGGAAAGCTCTATCCGCTCCGTCTGAATCCTGCTGCCATGTCGGAGGGTTCCCATACATGAATGTCAGTTCTATTTCATTGATGATTTGCTGATAGGGAGCTGATAGTTTTGCGAGGACTTTAGGAGGTCTCCCGATTCTAATTTTGTCTTGTTTACGCATAATCTTATGCGTATCCGGATTGTACTCTAAAATAGCCTCGTTTACCTCTTCGTCCCTGTTTTGTAACAAAGAAATGACCTTTGAAATGTCCCTATCCCGGATCAATTCTTCAACAGTCCGATTAATCCCGATAGCATTCTGAATAGTGTTTGATGCCGAATTGAAAAAAGTAGATAAGAAATTCATGGCTTGCCGTTCTGTTTTGGGTGCCTTGTAACATCACAAGACAATGCAAATATAGTGATTTTCAGTTATAATATATCAATATCAAACTCATCTTTGTCGTAAAATACTTTCCGGTCGTAAATATGTCCTAATATTTCAGCAAGCACCCAATATCTTACTGCGTCAATGGCATGGTTGAACTTGTCAATCGGTTCATTTAGCCATTTTCCAGCCTTGTCTTGCAAGTAGGTATAATTATTAAACTCCTTTATTACATTCGAACTTCTGCGAGTAATACATATCTCGTATTCTTGCATTTTTTGAATGCCGGCCATCACACTACCTTTGAACTTCTCAACAGGATAGATGTTTATTCCAGCATTATATATTTCTTGAATCAGTCGAGGGTCTGCACTTTCGGAAATAACTCTCATCTTCGGCACACCTTTGAACTCTTCTATTATGTCGTCGGCTAACATGTGCGTCTTATAGCATATTTCATCTATGTATAGCTTATTGTCAAGCAAACCAACATTCACTATAGCTGTAGGGTCATGAGTATATCCAAAGTCGTTAGCGTATCCGCGCTTCTTGCAATAATCCGGTATTGAATCAACTAACGTGTATTTAGGGAAAACAAGCCCCTCTACTTGGCATTGCAATCCAAGCCCATAAACCCGCCATAGGGATTCATTTTTATATTTCAAACTCTCTATTTCGTCAACGATTGTTTGCTCAAGAAATGGGTTGTCCTTGTATGTAGTTATAAAATGATAGGTGCGCGGGTCTCTATTGATTTCACAAAGCCAGTGATCATCGGAAAAAGACGGGTTATAATCAATAACGGCAAACTTTGTCGTTCTCATTTTAAGCTGCTGCCATTCAATAAATGATATTTCGTTAGCCTCATTCACGAATAATATATCGCGCTTACGTCCTCTTATCTTCTGCTCATCATCGGTAGAGAAAAAATCAATCCATGAACCGTTTGGGAATGTATAGATGAAGTCTGTTTTGTTCATACATCCTCTCTCATTATATATTCCCATGTTCCGCATTATCTCCTTGAAATCAACAAATACGGTAGCCTTTAATGCCGGAAGTGTCTTTCTGACGATAGATAATCTTAAACCGGGATTCTGTAATAAATAGGTGATAAGTCTTATAAGGATGTTGTATGTCTTACTCGAACGGCTGGAGCCTTGCGCCGATATCGTGGTATATTTGCGCTTTTTTTGTCCGTCTACAATATTAAACTGATTAATAGCATTATCAACAATGGAGAATATTTTAGTAGTTTGTATCTTCATGTTCTACATCCTCCCTTTTGTCAATAATCTCGATGTCGATTTTTGGGATTAAGTCTTTCCCGTCCTTGCCGGTTATCTCTTGTTTTACAGGAGCATCAAAGCCAAGCATCCTACTAATGCTATCAAGGCTTTTTTGCTTGTCATACAATTTCACTTTTACATATTCCTCTTCTACCGGACCATCCCCGATATACCTCTTTATTGTTTTTGTAGATATTTCCTGTATGCAAGCTTTTACGGAATCGGGTAGTTGTTCGAAGTCTTTCAAACTAATCCATCCGTCACGTAATTGTCCTGCGTTTGAAAATGCAATACGCTCATGTTCTTTCAATATCCGGAGTGCAGATATTCCTGCCGTTTCAGCAAGATTATTCTGCATTTCTGAAATTCTGTTTTTAATGTTAGGTTTTCTTAGGTTTTCAAACCCAATCACGGATGCCGTATCTTGGCTATACCCTGCACGAATAGCGGCCTGTGTTGCATTGTAGTCAATGCAATACTCATAACAGAATTTTTCCTGCTTTGCAGTTAATTTTTCACATTTAGGTTTTTTGGGAGATTTCATGCCCGCCGTTCAGATTAATGTGTGTTGTTACATAACAACAAGACAAAAATAGCGATTATTTATAATAAATCCAAATAACGCATTTCATGAAAATACTTTGAAAAAAGTATTGTATTTTTCAAAATAGGTATTACATTTGTATTGCAATAAATGAACAAGTAATAATTAAAAAATAAAGATCATGAAAACAAAAGACTTACTTATCCAAAATGAGTATAACCCAGAAAACTATGAAAATATTATTTCTGTTATTGAACAAGCTGCAGCACACTTTGGAGTAAAAATAGATATAATCGGTACATCGTGGGGAATAGTTGCCGGCGATTACGAAGGCGCTTTAATGGACATTGAAACCAGGGCTATACAACAGCTTAGGGAGGAATATCCGGAAGTATTTTAAAGTTCTAATTCTACCATGGTTTTCTTAAGAAAAACCAACCGATTATAAATTTGAATAATATGGACTTCGACGCACAAATAGCACGGGAAATAATAGACAAATACAATTTGTCTGAAAAAACTCTACGAGTATGGAAAAGTAGAGGTCACATTCCTGAGCAATATTCGAGAGAAGAATATAAAAAGGTAAATCCTATTTCAGAGAGCGCAGATAAAATAATACAGGAGCGGATAATATCCGTTTTAAATATGCCGGAAATAAACAGAAGAACAGTTATAAAACTGGCAAACTGCGACATAACCCGAGTAAATGGGGTATGTGCCCATAAAAATACATTTACAAAAGAAGAGATGTTCTCTTTAGAAAAAGAAATAAAAAGATTGCGTCTCGATATATTAAAATACACAGAAAATTTTTCTGAAAGTTTTTTAAAGTTAGTAGGCGATAAAAGATTAAAATTATTTGTTGTGCTTAAAGACAGAAGTCTTGCAAAAAGACTATCTTACATAAGTAAGACAAATAATCTTGCGAAATATGAATATGAGCAAGCTGTAGATTACTATATAAAAGTTGCAATACAGTTAAACATAAACTAATGCAGACAGGAAAGAAAAAAGGTGGAGCGCGTCCAGGGGCTGGTCGTAAAAAAGGTAAATCCAAAAAATATATAACGTTAACGATAGATATAGATCTAGCAGAACAAATTAATAACATAAAAAACAAAAGCCAATTTATAAACTCCGCTATCCGCGAAAAATTGGAAAAATGGGGAGAGGGAAATTTAGGATGTGTGTTTAATAATGAAAAAAAATAAAATCTAACTATGTACACAAAAGAACTCAGAATAGGGAACATATTAAACGGAGAAAACGGTCCAGTAATAGTTTGCGCTTTAAATGACTATAATCGTGTTGCTGTAAAATATCCGAATAATGCCCCTCTATTTGCACAAGAGGCGAAAGAAATATCAATTGAACCTATTCCGCTTACCGAAGATATTTTGTTAAAGTGTGGATTTGAAGCACATTATCTGGGAATAAAAACATATTATAATCCATTACTTGAATTAGACCATGAGTTCAAATTGATGGGAGTTGATCGCAGTATAAAAGTAATTTATTTGCATCAATTGCAAAATATATTTTTTGCATTAACCGGAGAAGAATTAAATATAAATTATTATTTGTTTGGGATAATATAAAAGTTGGCAAGGCAGAAATAATATGTAATAGCGAGGATTATCCTCGCTATTCTATTTTTTTCGATTGTAAGCAAAAACTCCCAAAAACTTTAAAATTGAAAATTTGTGTCTTTAAAAATGCGGGTTTTTACAGATTGGTGTAAGCAAAAATACGTATTTTGGTTATAAATTGTAAGTTTTGGGTATTTATTCCCCGATATTATAAATTACATAGTCTATTACCTTCCTATTTGCTTCGTCTACTTGTGTGTAGTCATATTCACGGTATTTCTCAATCATTAATCCAGTAACTGAATGCATTAATCCTTTGTCTATTGTGGAATCCGGTATTCTTAATTGTCCTGCAATTGTTGCCCATGAATGTCTGGCATAGGTAAAACTAAAATGAGGGATTTTATCTTTTTCATTTTTAATATTCCTATTCATTTCTTCTATGTCCGATTTTATCCTGTCATCGATAAAGTGTGTTAGCTGTTTGTGGTTTTTGTATTTAGTTTTAATCATTCTTATTTTATTTGGATCAGCATACTTTTTAATTATTTCTAATATTTCAGGTTGCAATTTTAACTTTAGACGTACCTCTCTTGCTGTACGTGCTGTTTTTAGACGACTAATATCTATATAATTTTCAAAGTAAGGTAAATAGAAAATATCCTTCATATTCATTCCACATAGAAAGAAGGATAAAAAGAAGAAATCACGTCCAATCCCAGGGCGTTGATAGAATTTTCGTAAGACTTCTATGTCAAGTTTTCTTATCTTTGCTTTATAATCCGATGGAATTGAAATGGCATCAAATGGGTAAAGATCCCGGCTTATTACCTTTTGTCCAATTGCCACCTTAAAAACTCTTCGGATACAACGGAGATATTTTGTAAACGACACTTCTTTCTTATTTGTTCCTTTAAGAAAGAATTTTTTTAATTCTATAAGAGTATAGCTATCTATGTTCTGAAAGTAAATTTTATCAGTTTTAAAGAACTTTATTAATAAATTTTTGGTCCATCTGAATGTATCTGCGTACGCCTTTCTTTTCATTTCTTCAGTAACCTCTTCGGATTCAAGGTCAAATATAATTTTATCAATGGTTCTTATAAAATCTGTTGATTGTTCGACTGGTTTCCCTAAATTCAATCTTATTCTGTCATAAGACATGAAAATTTGCTTTAAGGTCATGACTGACATATCCTTAACGGATTCTCCCAATTCTTTATAATAATCCTGATATCTGCCTTTTTGAGCAAATAAATCTGAGTTCCATTTCGCTGCCTCTGGAAATTCTTTCTTTATAATTCCATTCCCCTGATCAAAAAAACTGGGCTCAATATAGTAGTTAGTCGGAATAAAAGTAGGATTTTCCCCCTTTTTCTTAATCTTAATTTTAATGTTTCCTTTTCCTGTCTTTCCTGAAACATCCCTTAGCACGACACTTAATTCCATGATTTTTATATTTTTTTAACTATAAAATGAGCTAAAAATAGCTCTAAAACTCAATTTTGAACGTCATTTTTTATGAATTGTTTCAAAAACACTGAAAAATTTCTACTAGATTTCTACTGGAATAACCCCTTTTTTAGCACAAAAGTGTGTTTTTTGTTACTTTTTACTTCGGATGTAAGGAACAAAAAAAGGAGTTAGATTATATCTAACTCCTTAATTTTCAATTTGTACCCAGGGCGGGAATCGAACCCGCACGTCTGTTGAGGACACTGGATTTTGAGTCCAGTTTTGTGATCTTCTTTTATAAATTGAAAATTAAGGAGTTGGATATATTTTTAGTAGAAATTTCTACTGGTTTTCTACTGGTTTAACATTTCCGTCTAAGCCACTACCTGATTCTATTGTTATATTTTCTTTTTCGGTCATTTTGCCTGATTTTTGGCTTATATTTAAGTATTAGTCATTCAAATAGTTTTTTGCACTTTCAATAATTTCTTTTGAATAATTATATAACTCTTCAAGAGACGTAATTAGGTATTTTGTTCCTTTTTTATTTTCATCAAATACTTCAAGATATTTATTCGATCGATTAAAATGTAAACGACAGATAGGTTTTCTATTGTTATCATCTAGTAATATGCCAAAATAAGAGATGGTATCTCTATATATAACTCTATTTAAATCAACAATCCCATGTAAAATTGATTTTACAATATAGAATCCTTGCAATTCTTCTTCTGTAGTTACAATTAAATCTTCTCGGCTTTCTTCTTGTATTTGTTGTTCCTGATCTTGAGATTTAATTTCATCAGTTTGTGATTTTATTACCGATTTAAGTTTGTCGCTTATGTAATCACTGTTATACTGTTGAAAAGCTCTTCTTAACATATCTCTAAATTGTTCAACAATTGGTTTCGTGAGCATTGACGGATATACTTGTTTTGCAAAGTATTTTACAAATTCATCAGAAGGATCAGCTATTTCTTTAACGATTAGATTTCTTAATTCTGTAGTATATTTTAACTCACTTGCAGTATTTAGAATAGATTCAATATCAAAGTAACTTTTATGAAATTCTTTTAACTTTTCAACTTGAACCTCTTTTAAGTCTTCTATGTTAATCTCAAAAAATGGTTTGTCATCCATTTTATTTGGCTCTACTAGGTCAGCATAGAACTTATAAATTATGCCGTTTGTGAGTATACCAAATTTAGCTTTAGATACATGATAGTACCTTAGAAGCTGCCCACTATGTAAATTTAAATCTTGCTTCCAGTGTTTGCATTCGATTAATATAATTGGATCTCCATCTTTACAAATTGTATAATCAATTTTTTCACCTTTCTTTGTTCCTATATCACAAACACATTCTGGTATCACTTCTGTTGGATCGAAAATATCATATCCAAGAGATTGTATGAATGGAAGTATAATAGCTGTTTTTGTGGCTTCTTCTGTTGCAATACTTTCTTTTAACTTGGATGCACGCTCTCCAAGTATTTTAATTTGATCTTTAAAATCCATGTATTATAATTTTAAATTAGCACACGACTTTTTTCAATTTTGTTTTCTCTGATGGCAAAACTCTATAACCTTAGATATTTTCTTATCATCTCCACCTTCCATGTGATCGAATATTTTTTTGAGAAATCCATTTTGATCATTTATTATATCTAATTGTCGATTTATTGCCTGATTATTTAGGCGAGTACTTTCAGCACTATTTTTTTCTTGATCCTTAATAATACTTAACTGCGCGTTCATTGTATCAGTTAGCATTTTTACAACTTCGGTGAAGTCACTCATAATATCTTTTATTAATATTAATACTTTTTCATCAGTATTAGTTATACGTTCTTCACTAAAATTTGTTTCTTTTTTACTCATGTTAACCAACCTTTTTTTGTCCAGGAATATTATTTTCAGAAATAAGATCATCTATTTTCTTGCACAACGTTTGAAGATATTTTCCTTGATTATCAAGTGATTTTTGTAAAGATTCAATCTTATTAAACATTTTTTAGCACTATATGTTTTGAATTAATTAAATATCACCATATCTTTGCCTTGTGATTAGATGAAAACACTAATCCATGAGCATAAAAAATAAATAATATACAAACATAATAAAAATGGATGAAATAGCAATTAATAAACCAAAAACTTTAAAAAGCCAGATTTTAGATATGCAGGCTGGAATGTGTCTTTTTGTCCCATTCCGGGAATATACAGAGATGCACGTAAGAAAAATAGTAAGGTTTCTTAATCGGGATGGATATTCTTATAAAGCAACGAGTGCGGGTGTTATAGACGGGATAAATGTAATAAGATTAAAATAAATGAACCTGATCCTCCGAAATACCGATCGTATCGAAATGTCGATGGCTGAATTTATTGATTTCACCAAGAGCGTTGTCAAGGAAGCCGTTGCCGAAACTTACGGGGAATATATTAGCCGGAATGAAGCAATTAGGCATTTGGGCAGTCGGAAAAAACTGGAGCAAGCAATCAAAATGAAGTTGATTAATCCTGATAAGGGAAATGGGAATCAGAAATGGCGGGTAAAAACCCGGGAAGTCATTGAAGCATATAAAATAATTGATAAACTATGAGAACTTTTTCAATATTAGCCGTTCTTCTTGCCCTTGGAATATTAGGATGCAGTATTTACGGAGGGCAGTACCATAGTCTTCCTTTCGCAATAATGTCCGGTATTTTGGGTTGGGCGATGTGGCCGGAGAAGAAGCAGGTAAAACCATACCGAAGTTATAGAAGTTGGGACACTAAAGATACGTAATGGCGGAGGAATTTAGCAAGGTTTGGTCCGGCTTAAACAAAGTAAACCTAACACCGCCCCGGGTGGAAGTAAGGGGCAGATGCGACACTGTAAAGCCGTGAGTTCTTTGGTCCGGTGACATTCTTTTCTTTACACCACAATATCTCCATTCACACCGGACCTTTTTTAAGTGACATATAAAGTACATTGTAGCCCTAGTCCTGTCGGGAGATAGCACGAAAGGCAAAATTTTAAAAGGGAAAAGTTATGAACGACAATGCAAATGTAAATGTAAGTGACAAAAAGGATAAAGAAATTGAAGATCTTAAAAAGCATCTTAGTGCAGCAAATGCATCTTGGACAAAATATTTTAAGGAATGTGAAACCCTTAAACAGGAACTATTAAGGTACAAAGAGCTGGTAAAAGTACAGAGTGCCATTATAAACAACAATTAACCGTCCGGGGCAGTCCGCTGTAACTGTAGCAATATCTTGGACTACCCCGGCAACCCGCCTACTTAGCTCAGTTGGTAGAGCATCGGTTTTGTACTCCGAAGGTCATCCGTTCGAACCGGACAGTAGGCTCAAAAGTAAGGCCGTTTAGTTTGATGACGTGACGGCCTTACAAAAAACTCCAAGCTCTTTGACATGTTGACAGACAATAAAAAACACGCAGTTTGTCGCTGCGGGCTGGTGAACTACCGGGCAATACTCCGGTAGTGGCGAAAGTCGCGTGTCAAAGGCGCATTAAGCCAGCAACGGGTTGTACTGGAGTACTTAGAAAGAGGTTCGATTCCTCTTACCCGTCACATTTCAAACAACAAAACAAAAGTATGGAAAATAATTCAGAAACAAAAAAGCTGACGATCACGGAGCTTAAATCCATGTCTCCGTTTCAGATTTTAGAGGATACGAGAGTAAGAGAGCGATTCGTTACACTCTACAATAACATCCACAACTCTGAGCAGGGCGAATTATTCTTTGAAAAAGAAAAATACAACCTACAGAGAATCATACAAGCCTCCCCAAACCTAGCAAAATGTACAGGTTTCTCCACATATGGAGTACTCCTTGACATCGCAAGCATGGGACTTACCCTTGAAAACGCATCCCGGCCCCTTATTTACATCATCCCCGGTTCCGTGAATGTAGGAACAAAAGAAAAACAAACATGGGAACAACGGATGTCCATTGAAATTTCTCCATATGGAGAGCTCGATTTAAGAATCCAAGCTGGACAGCTATTATATGCCGACCGTCCTGTAATCGTATTCGAGGGGGATGAATTTAAGCCCAAGGTAACCGAAACCGGACAGAAAGTGGTAGTCTATTCGGCAGCCATTCCACGGCAAAGCAAAACAATCATCGGAGCTTTTATCAAGCTGACCCGCCCCGATCGTTCCTTTGACTTCTTTTGGATGCTTCCAGAAGACATCGACCGTCTGAAAGGATATTCCTTAAAGAAAAATCAACGGAAAGACAAAGACGGGAATGTATATGGAGACGCCAATGCCCTCTACCATTCAAATGAAGGTCAAATCGACACCGGATTCCTTGAAGCGAAAGTAATCAAGCACGCTTTCAAGACATTTCCGAAATTAAGGTTAGGACAATTCTCCGCTTTACAGCAAGACGAACAAGTCCAGGCCTCCGACTATGGGTTGGATGAGCCAGTATACAACCAAGTCCCGCAAAAAGAAACCGAAGAAGAAGCCGAAGAGACAGATGTACAGGAAATCGCCAAGCAACAGGGCGGTGTAAACATAGTAGAAAACCCAGAAGAACCCTTTTAATCATGGAAACAACAGCACTCTCAACAACACAGGAAGCATTATTACAGGCAAAAGACATCATTGCGCAAAACATTGCAAGTAATGAAAAAGCAAAAGAAGTCGCAAAAATCCTGCTCGCTAAAATAGAAAACACCCCTATCTCAGACACTCCGGAAGTCCGGTTCCTAGACGAAGAGTGTAAAACATTCCTCGGAAAGATAAGCAAGACCATTTCGGCCATGACCGACCGCCGGAAACCAATCACACAGGCATTCGACCAAATCCGGAAACATTTCACCGAACTGGAAAACGAACTGAAAACAGGGGAAGAAATACAGGCAATACAAAATTTCAGAAACGCATTTGCCCGGCATATCGCGGAAATCGCCGCAAAAGAGGAAGAGTCTCGGCGTATCAAGGCTGCCACAGAACAGGAGCGCATCGAAATGCGTGCTTATTTCAAACAAGCCTTTACCAACGACCTGGTAAACACATTAAGCCTTGCATACGATTCGCTTAAAGAAATATTCAACTCCATCACGCTGCAAAACTGCGAGCTAAAAAAAGATGAATTGAAAAACTTCTCATCCGAATACAAACCGGCCACTTTCTCATATCCATACAGGAATTACATTACAAAAGAAGAAGAGATCGCAATCTATGAAGAAATAGCTTCTTCCAAATCTGCCAAAAATGAACTGGAATACAATGAAAAAATCACCGAAAAAATCCGGTACTACCTTGATCGCGTTGATTCAAAGAAACAAGAATTGTTAGAGATCGCGCAAGCAAATGCCGCGGAAAAAGAACGGCTTGCGAAAGAAGCGGAAGAAAGGGCAAAACGGGAAGCGGAAGAAAAAAGACAAGAACTGTTGAACTTCACACAGAAACAACAGACATCCATCGAGGCAGAGAAAACTGAAGCATCCCTCAATACCCTATTCGACCAAAATTATTCTGCCCCTGCGGCGAATGTAAAGAAAACGCTTTCCATCGAAGTAAGCAATCCTGCCGGATACGGACAGATATTCATGTTCTGGTTCGAGCGTGAAGGAAAGAATCTCCCGAACGAAAAGATTGAAAAGAAATCCATCGCACAGATGAAGAAATTCTGCGAGGATATCGCAAACAAGGATGGAGAAATCATCACGTCAAACTTTATTACTTACAAAGAAGTTGTTACGGCAAAATGAAAGACCCATACTATGACAGGTCGGAAATATCCAACTCCGACCTATCTGAATTAAAAAGACAGCTCTACGGAGGAATGGAAATCGACCCCGTTCATGCAAAATTTGGGAACCTAATCGATCACATGATTACAGAACCGGAAAAAGTCAACTATTTCAAACTGACTTGTGCCGGTGAACAATTGACAGAAGGTGATTTCAAAAAAGCAGAAGAAATGAAAAAGGCATTCATGCGCGATGAGTTTGCCAGCCGGATACTTCCACTATCAGACACACAGAAAGTCATGATTAATCCCTGTCAGAAATTCGACTACGACATCCCTTTTACACTGCCCGTCCGATGCAAATGGGACTTGTGGATGCCGTCAATGGGATGGGGAGGCGATATAAAAAGCACCTCCGCGACGACACAGGAACAATTTGAATCCGCTGTAAGGCAATTCGACTACGACAGGCAAAGATTCTTCTACATGAATATAGCAGGCTCCGAGAAAGACGTCTTAATCGGAATTTCCAAAGAAAACTTCCGCGTCTTCAAGGTATTCATAAAAAGAGGAGATGAATTATGGGAATCCGGCCAGCACAAGTGTATGGAACTCGCATTTAAATACTGGACTATGTTCGGAGACTTAAAAAATACAGCATGACAATCACACCCATAGAAGATTTAGAAAAAGAGGTGGACGATATAGAAGCTTATCTATCCACCTTACCGCCAGAGGATGCTAATTTAGCCATAGAGAGAGGGAACGAGCTTTCGGTATATATCGCCCGCACCGGGAAGATGCTTGCGGATGCAAGGTTTTATCAGGACAAGGCACTATCAGAAAGCATCGTTTACAACCTCGGAAAACAAGCTGGTTGCCCTGCATCGGTTCTAAAGCAACTTGTAGAAGCATCCTGTCAGCGTGAAAATCTATTGGTAAACACAATCGAACGCCTAAACCGTGCTGCCACCCATCAGTTAGATTGGCTCCGGACGGTAGTAAGCATGGCAAAAGAAGAAATGAGAAACTCAAACGGAATTAGCCAAAAATGAAAACAATCTCCAATAAAACCGCCGAAGATATTATCCGATGGCTATCAGACTTAAAATCCCGTTTACCTCCCGATTCCATCCAATCGAGAGAGAAGATAAGGAAAATAGATAAAGCAATTAAAATATTAGAAAATGGAGAAATTCTTAGGACAAGACATCCCTGAAAACGAGCGTTGGCAATTCTTACAAGACAACGCCGATGCAGTAGAAGAAATCGGATATACTCACCGTTTTTCACCCGAAGAATTGGCACAAAAGAAAGAACTTCTCGCGGAAGCATCAATCAAAATCAATGACATCGAGGAAGAAAAGAAAGAGGTATTAAGCGACTTTAAAGACCGGCTCAAACCTTTAACGGAAGAGAAAGCCGAACTGCTTGAAAACATCAAGACAGGGTCGAAATTCATCCCAAGTGAAAAGTGTGTAAAAATCCTCTATCATGAAGAAAAAATGGCTGGATATTACAACCAACTTGGAGAGCTGGTTTATTCACGCCCTATAATGCCGCAGGAAATGCAGAAAACAGTATTTAGTATTAACCGAAAAACAGGAACAGATGACTGAACAAAACGGAAACAGAATTAACGTAGTTGTACCTAAAGACTACAACGGCACACCTATTGAAATTGTATTACGTAAAGGTATAGCGGCTGAACAACTTCCAACAAGGGAACCTATACCAGTAAAAATTTTAGGTACAATAGATAGTCCATTAAAATGGATTGAAAAACGTGTCGAATTGATCGACCAAAAACATGCGAATATTACCGTAAATCGTGATTGCATGCAAATCTCACTTATTGACAAGGAGAATGATTATTACAGAAACGAAGTTTCCGGTGTATTGCAACCATCAAAAGAAATGATGGAGTTTGGTATCAACACCGATAAAAAATGGGACCCCATTAAATTATCCCAATTCTTCAAAATGCACCGTGCCTTCTTTAAGGATAAGGCACAAAATATGTCTCTCGTATCTACACTAAAGAATTTTAAGGCAAAAGTAAATCAAGACATTGAAAGGAGCAAAGAAGAGAATGGAAGCAAAACGGATAACTACTCGCAAGTCGTTGATTCCAATCTGCCGAAGTCGTTCAAGTTGAACATCCCTCTTTTCAAAGGATTCGCTTGTGAAGAAATTGAAGTTGAGATTTACGCAGATGTGGATGGCCGGGATGTTTCACTATCGCTTGTTTCTGCCGGTGCAAATGAAGCAATCGAAGAATACAAAAACAGAGTGATTGACGAACAATTGAATTTGATTCGTGAAATCGCCCCCGATATCGTGATTATTGAAATCTAAAATTTGCCCGGTTTTTCGGGCAAACGGACAGGTGGCGGAATTGGTAGACGCTAAAGTTAATTCCTTATAGAGTGGTTGAAAGAAGGTTATCGTAAAATGAACTGAACTAGCCGAAGGAAATGTAACGGGTAATGCTGAATGTCACCGCGACGTGATTATAATAAAATATCAAGTGCAAGTCTTGAAAAAACTCCACTCATGCAGGTTCGAATCCTGCCCTGTCCACAAAAATCAACATTATGGCATACATAAAACGCAAACCCAAGAAACAACCCCTATTCGACAACAAGGTAGTTGTAAAGAAAAGACCCGACTTAAAAGCCAAATTAGACCGCATATTTTCCGAATATATCCGACTTCGGGATGCAAACCCGCAGGGATATACAGTTTGTATTTCATGCGGAAAGATAGTCCCTTGGAAAGAATCGGATTGTGGTCATTTCATCAACCGGAGCCACATGGCCACCCGATTCAACGAAAAGAACTGCAATAGCCAATGCCGGAGCTGCAACCGCTTCGACGAGGGGAACAACATCGGATACATGCGCGGATTAATCAAGAAATACGGACAAGCAGTTATCGAGGAGCTTGAAATCCTCAAACACCAACACTCCCACCTGTCCGACTTTGATTATAAAGTTTTAATCGACCTATACACACAAAAAGTAAAGCAACTCCATGAGGATAAAGGAATCTAACGACAGCTTCGAGATTACGTTTGAATACAACCGCAATCTCACGTGGGCGATAAAAAAACTGATGGGAGTGTGCCCGGGTGCCGAATATGATCCAAAACACAAATCATTTTTCTTCCCAAAGATATATGCTCCGCAAGTCTATATGTTCGGACAAAAGTACGGCTTCGTATTTACCAAGGAGCATGCAAAAGCGGATTGGAAAATACCGGAACTTCCGGAACTGAAACAGGATATTCCCTTGAAAATGGAATTATACCCCTATCAGAAACAGGGTGTCGCCTACAACATCATCCACAAACGTACAATCATCGGTGATAAGATGGGGCTTGGGAAAACCTGTCAGGCAATTGCCTCCGTGCTTGCCTTGAATGCTTTCCCCTGTTTGGTTATTTGCCCATCTTCTTTGAAAATAAACTGGCAAAGAGAGTGGCACATGTGGACTGACAAAAAGGCTTGTATATTGAACAACTCAAACATAAATACATGGCATCTCTTCGCCGCCGGGAAATCGCTTTTTGGAGAAAGCATAAAAAACGACATATTCATCTGCAACTACGAAAGCCTTAAAAAATACTTTGTACAGGACATTGTTGCAAAACCCGGACAGGCTTTCAAACTGAAAGATGTGATTTTTACTCCAAACATCAACCTGTTTAAATCTGTCATAATTGACGAGGCCCACCGGATAAAAGACCCTTCATCCCAACAAAGCAAGTTTACCAAGGGATTAACGTCCGGAAAGGAAGTAATATTCGCTATTTCCGGAACCCCAGTAGTGAACAAGGCAAAAGACCTTGCCTCCATGCTTGCCATCATCAACCAGGTGGACAAATTCGGGGGTTATACAAAGTTTGTTGCTGAATACGGATTCAACGACAATATGGAAGAATTGAACTACAAACTCAACACAACCTGTTTTTACAGCCGGAACAAAAAAGAAGTATTGAAAGATTTGCCAGACAAGATACGTACCACAGTACTTTGCGAAATAGACAACCAAAACGAATACAATTCGGCACTTTCAGATCTTGCCGACTATCTGAAAAAATATAAGTCGGCAACGGATGCACAAGTTGCCCGTTCCATGCGTGGTGAAGTAATGGTAAGAATCGGAGTTCTTAAAAATATTTCCGCACGCGGGAAGCTGAACGCAGTGAAAGACTACATAACGGATGTTTTAGAATCCGGCGAAAAATTAGTTGTATTCATTCATCAGAAAGAAGTAGCTGGATATCTGTTACAAGCATTCCCGGAAGCTGTGACGATAACCGGAGATGATGACATGACAACAAGGCAACGAAACATTGATGCTTTTCAAAATGATTCTGAAACTACGTTAATCATTTGTTCCATCAAAGCCGCCGGCGTAGGATTGACACTCACAGCATCCTCTAATGTCGCATTTGTTGAGTTGCCATGGACAGCGGCCGATACAGATCAAGCAGAAGACCGCTGTCACCGGATTGGAGCCAAGTCTACCGTAAACTGTATCTATTTTCTCGGTAAAAACACTATCGACGAAGATATATACAAACTAATCCAAGACAAGCGCGAAGTATCTAACATTATAACTGGCGGAACCAACGAAGCCATCGAACGGGAATCAGAGTTTGACTTATTAATAAAGAACATAAATATCAAATGAACTATTGATAAGCTAATACTATCGGTTTTTAAATGAAATTTTTATAGAACTATATTAAAATGATAGAACTACAAGCCATAGGTAACATCGGCAAGGATGCCGAGCAGAAAACAATAGGGGGCAAGGCATACGCCTCATTTTCAATCGGTGTAACAGAAAAAACATCAGATGGGAAAGATAGGACAACATGGCTCCGGGTAATGAAATACGACAGCGAAGGTAAGTTGACCGCATACCTTACAAAGGGGAAAAAGGTTTGGGTACGTGGCAATCCCTACTTTTCTGCTTATGTCAGTAAAAACACAGGTGAAGCCATCCCGGACATAACTATCTGGGCTGATAAACTCGTGTTCTGTTCTTCCGGAGAAAAGCAGAACCAGCAAACAGAAAGACAATCCGAAGTAAATAATTCCCCGTCACAGGCAGACGATGACGACAGTCTGCCATTCTAACCATGAAAATCAAACTCCTTAACACTTCCGTTGGTCTGAAACCACTCTTCGATGAAGATTTCGAGGAAAAGAAAAAGTTGAAAATCGGAGAGGTTTACGAGGCCACTATCAAGCGGCCTCGAAACCTTTCCTTTCACCGAAAATATTTCGGACTCATTAACCTTGCCTGGGAATATCAGAATGAGATAGCGGTAGAGCATTTCAAGCACAGCATCGAACTATTCAGAAAAACGGTAGAAATGGCAGCCGGATGGTGTGAGCCGATATACTCGATTGCCCGGAAAGAGTGGATTGAAGTTCCGAAGTCTATTGCTTTCGATAAAATGGACGAAGACGAATTTCAAAACCTATACGAACGTGTAAAGGACGTATTATTTAAATACTTCCTCAAAAACATTTCAGTTGAAGAATTTGAAAAGAACCTTATTAATTTTTGATGAACTCATACATGACCAGCTCCGGCGAATATGTTCTTAAATCGGTCATAGACCGCCGGATTAGAGCAGCCAAAGAAAAGAAGATAGCCCAGATGATTGAAAAATATGGCTATCTTTTCTGTGAGGAATGTCATAGAAATGAGGCTGCAGGTATTCCACTTGATTGTTCACACGATATTCCAGTAAGTGAATGTCAAAAAAGAGGCCAATCGGAATTAGCCTGGGATGTAAATAACATTACAATCAGGTGCCGGGAATGCCACCACAAACATGATCATCAATCACAATTTAGTTTTCCATGAAAATCCCATCTACCCTTTCTGCTCAAATCCTTTCCTTTCTATTTAAGGATAAAGCCGGACTAATCAGGCATCTCAAAGAGATACAAGATAGCCCGGTTTCTTTTTCGGATGTAAAAGGGAGGGAAAGACAAAGGAAGGCGGGGATACTGGTTAAGAAACTTGAAAAATTGAAACATTAAAATTATGACAGCAACCTATTTTGAATCCACAGTAAAATACGAAAAAGTAAATGAGGATGGCAAAGCAAAGAAAGTGACTGAATTATACCTCATAGATGCAATGAGCTTTTCGGAAACAGAAGAAAGGAGTTGCAGGCAGTTATCCGAAATAGTTCAGGGGGATTACCTCATTCAATCCCTGAAACGGTCAAAAATAACAGAATACATTGAATCAAATGACGAAAACGATGACCGACTCTACAAAGCAACAGTTAAAATAACCGATAGCGATAACTTCGGCAAAGAGAAAGAATCCTCAATTCATTATCTAGTTGCCGCATCAAACATCAACCGGGCATTGGATAACCTCGAAAAATCACTGTCAACATTTGTAATACCCTATGAGATAGTAAAAATCGAAGATACGAAGTTTGTAGAAGTGATCCCCTACATACCGGACGACAAAGAACGCATACCGGACAATTTAAAACCACAACAATAACACTAAAACTATAATATCATGGAAAAAATCACAGACAAAATTAAATCCTTCGAGGATGCTTGCAAGCATCTCAGACTTAACCCTAACGACCTGCCGGTTGTAGATATGCTTCCGGAGAAAGATAGGAAATCAATCATAGCATTCTACAAACTGACAATTATCATCAGAGCATTGAATGAAGGTTGGGAGCCCGATTGGTCAAATTGGGATGAATGGAAGTATTACAACTTGTTTTACGTCGAAAAAGGAGGAGACCAGCGTTCCTCCGGTTTTCGTTACGGCACTACAGACTTCGCGAGTACGCGCATGCACACCGGCTCTCGGCTTTGCTTTAAGAATATAGAATTAGCCAAATACGCCACAGAACAATTCAAAGAACTATATCGTGAATATTTACTCATTCTTTAAAAGAAAAAACATGAAGAAGACATTAGAGATAACGGAAGAACAAGCAAAGAAACTCTACTTTGAAGCATCCGAAAACTTCAAAGAAGTACTTGAATCGAACTTCGGGAAGACAACATTTCTGAAAAACTTTCAAGACGCAGTAAAGACATACTATGATGCTTGTGAAATCATAGGAGAAAAGCCGATTGACGAACAGCATTTAATGGACTGTGGACTCGGAAAGTCGGAAATCGCATTCATGAAATTGAAAACAATCTTCAAAGCTGCAAATAAAATGAACAACGATTGGAAAGCAGATTACTCCAATTCAAGCCAGTATAAATATTATCCGTATTTTGTTTGGCGTTCCTCCGGTTTTCGTTACTGCGATGCGAGCTACGCGCATACGTACGCGTACACCGGCTCTCGGCTTTGCTGCGGTACATCTGATGATGCAGAATACATCGGAAAAAAATTTGAAGATTTATATAACGATTATTTTGGATAATGGAAAATAATGATGATGGAAGCCTGGGATTTCTGAATATTCAGCCCGATGAAGACAGGAAATAAAATCTTACATTAAATTTTGCAATTATGGATAATAGCCGTATATTTGTGGTGTTCAACTGCCAAGACGAACAACATAAATTACGTTAGAAGGGTGTTTTTATGCCCTATTATTTCTTGAATTTTCAAGTAAAATATAGGCCGTCGAAATTCCTTCGTTGCATAGCCCTTCATCGTAAGTGTTATGTTCGTCTTGGCAGATAACGGGAAAGTCGGCGGCTTTCTTATTTTTATCAACTTATAATTCATCAACGTAATGCCAAGACGAAGTGAATCTGTAAGTAATGTGAATCATAGTACCATTACAGCACGTCCACCCCGACGAAATGAGGGTCAATTACTTTCTCAGATAAAAGAGTTGCAAGCACAACTAAATCAAGTAAGACAAAAATTTGAAATCGAAAAGAGCTGCAAGAATAAAGCCTATTACTTTATTCTCAGTTCCGGAAACTTTCAAAAATTCGCGGAGTTTCATAAAAAGCATAGGGCAAATCTCGACTATCACGGGGCTTGCCTCGCGCAGCTTTATCTTGATTCATTTACTACAAAATAACCCTACCATGAAAGAATTAGTTTTAAATTCTAATGGTCAACCTGTGACCAATAGTGTACTTGTTGCCGAAAAATTTGGCAAACAACACAAAAACGTAATTGCCTCAATAAGAGCAATTATTGAACAAGCTGAAAATTCAGCCCGTCAAATGTTTGTTGAAAGTCAGTATGTTGACAACAAAGGCGAATCACGACCAATGTTTATAATGAATCGTGACGGCTTTACCCTTTTAGCAATGGGATTCACCGGAAAGGAAGCATTGCAATTTAAGCTTGAATTTATCAATGCTTTCAATAAAATGGAAAAACAGTTAAAGGAACAAAGCAATCTTTCCCCGGCTGAAATGCTTCTCAAACAATGTCAGATCATGGTAGAACATGAAAAGAGATTGTCAACCGTTGAGCAGAAAGTTAATGAGGTATTAGCTATTCGGGAAGAAGCGCAGAAAGACATGTTATCACTCCCTCTTTCTACTGATGCTGTTCCTGAATTAAGCATGAGAGATAAAGTCCGTGCTTTGGTAAACAAATATTCCATGCACTTCAATGTTCCTCAAAAGAATGTGTGGGACCATATTTACCAAACCCTTTATTACAATTATCATATTGCACTGCGTTCCTACGCCAGAAAGAAAAATGAGAGTCTTATTGATGTAGCTGAACGTGTAGGCGCATTGGATAAAATGTACGCAATTATTTCAAACCTATCAAGGCAAAACGGATTAGTAGCATAAATTCCTCTTTAATAAAGAATCAGCATGAAAAATAACTACACAGAAGAACAAAAAGAAAAGGTATGCGATTTAGTTTATAAATGGATGGTTGAGAATAATTGTCATTCGGCAGAACATGCATCGCAGGATGACGATTGTACGATCAATGCCATCGACTTAGTATGTGAATTAGCTGAAATAGTTGGAATACCTTACGATGAAGATTAACCTATGCCCCGCACCCCGAAACCCAAACAACCAAAACCGATCATTTCCCGTCTGTCAACAAACTATTCCGACTGCCGGAAATGTATCTACTACCAACCGTGGAAATTCGGATTGGTTGATTGCCCGTTTTCGGTGGTGCCGCATGAAAACTGCGTGGACAGAAAAATTGAATGTGTAAATTATAAAAAAAACATGATTGAAAATACTATTAAAAAAATTGAGCAATGGGTTGTCGACAGAAACCTGCATACCCAGGATCCAAAAGTACAGATGTGTAAAACAGTTGAAGAACTCGGAGAACTGGCCCAGGCAATAAACAAAGGCGATAGGGAAAAACAGACAGACAGCATCGGGGATACGGTTGTCACTCTCATCTGTATATCAAAACAACTGGGTATTGATTTCAGTGAATGCGTTGAATATGCATACAACGAAATCAAAGACCGGAAGGGTAAACTTATCAACGGGATATTTGTAAAAGAGGCGGATTTTGTATAAAAAATTAAATAAAAAAATCATGATAGCACTAATTATCACATCCTTATCAGGAGACTACTCCGGTATTGCTAAAGAAGTAGAAAAACAACTCCAAAACCAAGACAAAAAGCAAGAATCCGATGAAGTTGTAAGTATCCATCAGTTCGACATGCTTTCCCGGTCCTATGATGCAAAATTTGACGAATGCGAAAAACTCAAAGCCCGAAATCAGGAATTGGAAAAGTCAAACATTAAACTCATGGAAACGGTTAACAAGTACCAGTACTTTATCGAGTGCCAACGAAACGAAATAGATAAACTATGAATTTTTAAACATGAAAGCAGAAGATTTAATAACCAGAAATACTTTATCCAATATTATTTTGGATAAAAATCAACATGTAGTGTCTATTCCAATTGCAATTACTGCTATAAACATGGCTAGGTCCGAAGAACGTAAGAAAGCTATTAAGGCATTCAAAATTGCAACAGATGGTTATTTGAACTGTGGAGGGACTAATCGTAAATCAGAGGTATTAGCACTATTTAAAGATATGCTAGGGTGTTCTAATATTAAAATTTGAAACATGGAATACGACGAATTACTCAAAGACCCGCGCTGGCAACGTAAACGGTTAGAAGCAATGCAAGCGGACAAATTCACATGCCAGATGTGTTTTCGTTCAGACAAGCCTTTAAACGTCCATCACAAAAAGTATATCCAAGGCGCTGCTCCATGGGAATACGATACAAGTGATTTAATCACCCTTTGTGAAAAGTGCCATGCAAAATATCATCGGGATGTTACTAAAACTAAAATAATGGCTAATATGCTTATAAACATTTCTGAACTATTAAAATCAGCAATATGATATGGCGAGACAATTAAAAGAAGGATTGAAATATTTTTCTTTTGATGTTGATTTTTTTGATGATGAGAAAATAGGTGCAATTTCTGGAGAGTTTGGGATAAAAGGAGAAATTACAGCAATAAAGCTGCTATGTGCGGTATACCGGAATGGATACTTCGCTGTGTGGAATGAGCCGTTAAAAATGAAACTTTTAAAATCCCTTCCAGGAATAAACTCTGAATTACTGGACCAGATCGTGAATCGCTTAGTTAGGTGGGGGTTCTTTGACAGCTCCTGCTTCAGCTCGGTAAAGATTCTGACTAGTGAAGGTATTCAGAAGCGATATTTTGAAGCCATTAAAAGAAGAAAGCCCAAGGAAGAATATCCTTATTTACTTATTAATGTAGACAATAATGCAATAAATGTATGCAAAAATGACAAAAATGTATACAAAAGTACACAAAGGAAAGGAAAGAAAATAAATAATCCCCCTATAATCCCCCTTTTGGATTTTTCGTCGGAAGGAATAATCCCGATTGAAAATTTGAAGGAAAGAATATTTTCCGAAGAAACGGCATGGATTGAGACCATAGCAATGAAGCAACAGCTTAAACCCGATGAAATAATTAAGTGGGTGAACGATTTTTTTGACGAACTCGAGTGTATAGGTGAAAACATGAAAAGCCTAAAAGATTTCAAATCCCACTTTTTCAGGTGGCTTAAAATCCAACTAAAAAACAGAAAGGAGGAAAAAGATGACGGAAGACTTGAAAGTTGGTAGATCAAAATCGACAATTACAGAAAAGGCTGTTTTAGGGGCGATGTTAGTGTCCCCTGATATAATTACCGATGTCGTATCGAAATTAAGCGCAGACTCTTTCTTTGATGTCAAAAACAGGATAATTTTTGAAGCCATTCTAAAACTGAATGACGATAACACGCCTGTAGACCTGATTTCCGTTGCCGAACAACTGAAACAATCCGGTAAAATCGAAGAAGCAGGAAATTACAGCTATCTGGCAGAACTTACCAACCAGTCAGGATTAGGAATTGCGCGGATAGAATACTACTGCAAAATACTCTTACAATTACAGGTCGAACGCCTGTTGATAGACATGAGTATGGAAATTATCCGTATGTCTGACGGAACAAACGACGTATCAGATACGATTTCATTTGCTGACAGGCAACTACAACGCATCAATGATGTACTTTCCTGCAACAACAGAATGGAGCACATTTCAACGGCAATAGAGAAAGCAGCCGATGAATCAATTATCCGGACAAACAATCGAAGGCAGGGCAAAATGACCGGTGTAACATCCGGATTAAAAGAACTCGACACGATGACCTCCGGATTCAGGGGTGGAGAATTAATAATCCTTGCCGCCCGTCCGGCGATGGGCAAGACGGCAATGTTGTTGTATTTCGCAAAAAGTGCTGCAAGACAGGGTATTCCAGTCTGTATATACTCCCTCGAAATGGACAGCATTAGTCTTGCCGACAGGCTAATCCTTTCAGAGACGGACATCGAAGCGGACAGATACCGGAACGGATACATATCCAACGAAGAGTTCAACCAAATCGCATCGGCAAAGAAAAGACTTTCCGAACTGCCGATATACGTTGACGACAACCCGATAGTATCCATGCGCTACATCCGTGCACACTCTAAGAGAATGTCAAAGCAGGGAAAATGCGGATTGATACTCGTAGATTACTTACAACTCGCTGATATGGGCGAAAAGGGGAAAAACCGGGAACAGGAAGTTGCACAGGCGAGCAGACAGGCAAAGATAATCGCGAAAGAGCTTAATGTGCCTTTTATCCTTTTATCCCAGCTTAACAGAGCTTGTGAAGAACGGGCGGATAAAAAGCCACAGCTATCCGACCTTCGTGAATCAGGAGCCATCGAGCAAGATGCAGATAAGGTTATATTCGTTTATCGTCCGGAATATTACAAGCTGAAAGATCCTCATAACAACCCGATAACCGGAGAAGGTGCGCTCATAATGGCTAAACAGCGCAACGGAGCCGTAGGTGACGTGAAATTCAGGTATAATGAAAGTCTCACGAAGATATTCGACCACAACACAAACGAATCCGGAAGACCATTTTAATAAAAAATCACTGAAACAATGAAAACATACGTAATAACACTATCAAAACAGTTTCTTTCCGGACATAAAGAGGCTGGGAAACCGACAAATTTTAGAGATAAATTCTTGCTCGGAATAGGCTGCCCGGACTGTAAAACCCAACAAGACTTATCAGGTGAAAACATATCGCCTTGCAATAGTTGCATAAGAGCGTGTATGTACCCTAAAATACATACAATGCGGTCGAATTATTCACTTTGGGAGAAACGGATTTCAGAGGTTGAACGCGGTGAAGCCTGCTTATCAATCCGAGAATGGACAGGAAATCCATACCACAGCAAGCAGATTCAAATTGCCCGACTGACAAAGGACGACGGCGTTGGTATACAAAAATTGGAATTTCTTGATGGAAAAATCGGACTCCCTCGCATCGGAATTGTGTATCAGAGAAAAACAGAGCTCGCTTCAAATGACGGACTGATAATATGGGATTGGGAAGACTGGTTTAGAAATTACGACCTTTCAAAATCTATGGCAATTATTCACTTCACAAAATTCCGATACGAACAATGAAATGCCATTACATATACACCGATGATGGTCAAAAGGTGCTCATTCCCGGTTGTATTGGTACGGCGGCAATGGGTATCGAGCACTGCACCTGTCGTTCTGAAAATACTCCTGCGTGTTTTGAGAGAGAACGATACAACAAAACCGTCAATGCTCTACGAGCGGAAATAAAGGAGTTGGAACGCGAAAACGCCTGTCTCAATAGGATGATCAAGAAAATTTACCGAAAAAATGAAAATCGTACAAGAAGAACCACAGAAACTAAAAACCGACTATGAGATAGTCGCTCCTGTCAAACAAGAATACAAAAAAGTCGGAAGTATAAACCTCAAGAGGGGTATGACACTATACGAATTTGACTTTAAGACGCTTGTTTTGAAACCTGTTCAGATAGACCGCAGGCAAGCCATGGTAGACATTAATGGGAGGCCAGTCAAGAACGCAAGAGCAACATACAATCCGAATGCTCTCTATATTCAGGCACTGAATATGAAAAATGCCGAGAAAAAAGTAATAAAATTCTTGAAAAAACACCAACTCATAAAAAATGAAAAATGAAACGATATGAGAGAAAAATAGAAAAGTTTGCAAAGCGTTTTGTTGATGCTCCATGTAGCTGGAATTGTCGGAATTGTACATCACAACAAATTGGCTGCCGATTTTGGAATGATAAAGAATCATTCAAAGCAGGAGTTTTATTTGAAAAGGATAGAATGGGAAAAGCAAAGAAAATATGAAAACAAGTAAAAGCCAGGCAAACATACTAAGCAACTTATCTTTCGTCTTGGTGGATATAATTGAAAGTTGCTTTATCGAGGCTAATGAAAAGCTAAAAAGTAAGAATTGCGAATTTAAACACGAAGCTAAACGCGAGTTCAACCTCCTTCTTTCCCATTGCCGGAACCTGAAAAGATATGTCCGGAATTGCAGCGAAGAAACTCAGGAGTTTTTCGGTAAGGATTCGGATATGCTGTATCAGGCCTTAAAGCTTATAATTGACAGGTGTGGTACCGATGATGTAAAGCTTTTTAAGTTCTTCAATTACATTAAGACATTCCCGTCTCAGCTTGATATGGATATTGATGACACGGTGTTCAACGGAGTGTGTAAAAAATAGATTTAAAAATTATTGGTGTGTGCTATGGACAAATATGGATCGATAGATCAGAACTGGTATTCTTCCGAAAACCAGAAACATGAAAGGGAGAAAGCGACAGAAGCTTTGAAACAAATGAAAGAACTAGAAAAACAATATGAAAAATCCCGTACTGTGATTATTGAAAGAACACAGTACAAAGGAGTCAGGAAACGGTATTTAAAAACAAAATCATGAATAGAGAAATATTATTCAGAGGGAAGCCTATTGATAAAAAATTCGGTGAATGGGTTGAAGGATTTTATATGGAGGATTTGGATAATGACCGGGTAAAATCGTTTATTTTTAATACCCCTTTACAGATAGAAGTAGATCCGGAAACTATAGGACAATTCATCGGAATATATGACAACGCCAGACGCAAAGCTTTCACTGGAGATTTTTTTAAAGATAACTTTGGAACAATCCTGACGATATTCCAGACACCGGGAGGATTTGCTACAGAATGTAATCCTCTTGCTTTTGGTCATGGATATCAGGGCGGCACAAATCCTTCAATGCCTCTGTCGGATCAACAAACTGCATCTTGGTTTGAAGGTAATTGCAAGATTATAGGCAATATCCACGACAATCCGTCACTACTCAAATAATGGCTATCACATACCCATCACATTAGTAATGTCTTGATATTCTGTTGTTTTGGGTAATGAGTATCATTCCTGATTATCAATTTATCACATAAAAATGGACGCCATCAAATGATGACGTCCGCGCCAACTCCACCACAACAGACACCACAAAAAAAACGTGTCTGCTTTATCTATTCTTACCGAGGTAGACCAATACCCTTACAGAAATAAACTCGCAGACACGTATATACGTAGTCCAACGAGCTTAGTATCTGTATTTTTTATTTTGGTCTTTTCGGTAAGTACTAAACTCAGCTACAACAATTACAAAACAATATGCGCAACTCTTTGCGTGTGGCAAATATAAGAAATTATTCCTGAATTTAAATTAATAGAATAATGGATAAAGAACTACTAAACAAAATCCTGCCTTATTGCGGACATGGCCTGAAAGTGATATATGAAGATTATTTGTGTTGAATCGTTAAAAAATAATCCCTATGCAGAATGATTTTGATTTGTCGGAAAAATGCCGTATGTTTGCTTTCGATTCAGACCAAGAATCTTTTAGTGTAATTGAAAGTGCAGCATTTTTTTATGCTGTTATGTGATGTATCTTATCTAAGAAAATAAGCTACTCAAATCCCTGCGGATTGCTGTGCTTTACTGTACACAATTGATTCTTGGTCGAATTAGGGAGGCGAGTAGCTTTCTTTATTTTATTAATTTCAAATTTCATACGCGAATGACCAAGAATCGTGAAAATTTGAAAGCTGCTATCAGTGTAGCATCTATTCAACGTCCACCCCGACGAAACGAGGGTAAACTACTGCAATTAGAGCGTGAAATCAAGACGCTCAAATCCGAAAACCAGGAATTAAAAACGGAACTGGCTGAACAGAAAAGGCAGAACATTCTGGAAAAGCAGAAGAAAGAGGAAGAAAAACGGTGTAAGAATCGAGCCTATTACTTTATCCTAAGCGATGGTGCTTTCCAAAGGTTTGCCGAGTTCCATAAAACACACCGGGCAAATCTCGACTATCATGGGGCTTGTCTGGCGCAGCTTTATCTTGATTCATTTACTACAAAATAACTTACCATGAAAGAATTAGTTTTATTTGACAAAACTCAAAATAGTATTTTGGGTAATGTCAGATCGGACGGCGACATGCTTAGTCTGACAGATTTATGGAAAGCGGCTAATAGCCCAAATAAAAAAGACCCATCTACATGGCAACGCCGTGAATCAACAATTGAACTTATTGATACAGTGTGCAATTTTTTAAATACCCTCAAAATGGGGGTTTTGAAATCTAAGCGAGGGAAATCAGATGGAGGGACATGGGCGCATAAAAATTTAGCACTTGCTTATGCAAAATGGTTGGATCCCAAACTCCATATTCTAATAAACGAGGTTTTCTTCCAGCGTATCGAAGAAGAAAAAAATCCCGACCTTATAGCAGATCGGTACATTAAAGCCTACAAAAAGAGAGGTAAGGATGAAAAATGGATTCAAGAACGTTTTGAAGGGAAAGTAGTACGTAATACATTTACTTCTACTCTTGCAAAACATGGTGTAAAACATGATGGTTTCCGGCAATGTACGAATGCGATTTACTCCCCTTTATTTGGCGGTAAAACTGATGTAATCAGACAAAAGAAAAACTTACCGGAGAAAGCTAATATCCGTGATAATCTTTCCCGGCTTGAACTTATGTCAGTGAAATTTGCTGAAGAATTGGCTTCGGAAAATATTAAGAACAATAATCTACAAGGCAACAATGAATGTGCAAAAGCAAGTTTTATTGCTTCAAACGCGGTAAAAGATTGTGTTTTAAAAAGCAGACAGAAAATAAATCAAACAATATAAATATGGGTAAAATTTCAATTACATACAATGGGGAAAGTATCCTGATTGAATCAGGGAAAAAGAAGTTAACAATAACAGCAGAACAAGCATATTATTTAAAGGAAATGTTATCTGATATTGATAGTAAATATAATCTAAGACCACAAATCCAAAACAAATAGAATATAATAGCAATTCAATAACTCAAACTAGAGGGGTGTAATGCCCCTCCCTAAAATTAATAAGTTCAAACAACCATGATCCCCAACAAAACCAGTAAAGACTACAAGCGGCTCAAGGAGCTGCTTGATAAAGGAGAAAAAATAACTGTATTTTTCTTGCATAAATCAGGGTATGGAACTGAGCAGAAAATACGCAAAACAGCAGAAAAGAAATATAACGAAATAGCACACTGTGACGGATATTTTATAGGCCCAATGACCATATTCCCTTTCAGTCAAAAACCTTTTGAATACTACTGTGAAAAATACAATGTTGAATTCATAGAGCCAAATTTATGAAAGACCAATCTTTATTTCATAGACATGAAAATTTATATAATTCTAATCCACGAGATCCCTTTTGTTCATGATATTATGGACAAAGTGGACCTTACAGAAAGAGGGAGTAAAGTGTATGTCAAATTCAGGACGATTAAAATGGAATCACATGATGAAAGTGAAGATAATTTCAAGAAAATAGTAGAACATATATGTTTTAAGCAGCATAAAGAACTTCAAAATCCGGATGGGATAGGTAAACCTGTATTTGTATATGCTGTCTCAAACAAATCTCATCGTATTGTTTATTTCAGGAAAGGCATAAATCAGATCTCAGACGGTGAAAAGATATATATGTTTGATGATGTGATTTCTCATTTCTTATCTGTTCAGACAGATAACATGAGAAGAGTTATGAATGTCGGGAATGAAATTAATGGAAAATTTTGTCCGATAAAATGCTATAAATACTAATACTTAAAGATGAGAAAAATGACTAGTATAAATCTATGTAGATGCCCTTATCGTGGATCTTGCCACTACGAAGCAGTGAATTTTATATCCGCATCTAGTTGTTACTATATTGATCGATGGAGGCTGTTTTGGTATGACTATAGTTTAAATATTTAAATAAAAAGCTATGACACAGGAAGAAAAAGATATCTTATTAAAAGATTTAAGTACAAGACTTCCATATGGAGTTAAGGTTCAACTTAGTACAAACGAGGTTGGTATACTGCATCAGGTAGCAAAAAGAACTTGTACTGTATTTATAAAAAACAGGATTACTCCTCCTGATTTTTTCGATGTACGTATAAATGATATTAAGCCGTATTTATTCCCATTGTCTTCTTTGACGGAAGAGCAGAAAGAGAAACTTGCAGATATGGAAATAGTATCTGAAGAATTTCTCGGTGTAAAGGCAGTTGGTTTATGGCAACAGATCGCAGTGGAGGAAGACATGTTGGTACACAAATAGAACCTCTATACTGTCATAAAGCCGCAGTAGAAGAACTTATAGAACATTTTGGTGGTGACATTAATGTCGGGAGCAAATAAAATAATCCTTTAATAGAAACATTTTCGAATATGAGAAAAGCAAAAATAATAAAAGGAGACCTATGTCATATCCTGTGTGATGATGAAGTATATGTACATGAGTGAATTTATTGAGGAATTAAATGAATAACCTTATTTATCTGCCTAAATTTCATGCTGGGCAAAAGGCATATCTACATTATGGTGTTGGTTCATGTTTCCTTGTAAAAATACTAGATATATACAGATATAATGAAGAGTGGTACTATGATGTTGATGCATCATCTTATAGCCGAGGTATGAAATTAGGATACGTGAGTGAGAAATATCTTACGAAAAAAAGTTATCAAAAACCTGATTGTAGATACTCAACAAAAACGATTCAAAAACTAAATGAATAAATATGAAAGCACTTGAAATTTATAAACCTCCATTCCGGATATCAGAACCATACATATTCTCATCTAATGGTGTTATGGCATTTATGATCCTTACAAGAAACAATGAACTTATCAGGAATATTTGTGATACACTAAGCAATGAAGATACACATCTGAATTTGGGAAATATAACGTATGCAAACGATGTGTTCATACAAAAAGATAACGAAAACATATTATTATTGCGTGGATGGGGACATTTAACCGGAGGAGGAGCTTTGAACTTACCAGATAAAGAAGCTATCCAGATACAAAATGAATTTCGGGACTGGGTTATTAGCAAATTAAAGGGAAAGAAGTAGCGAGGTTAGTCCTCGCTATTACTTAGTTTGTTTCCTTCTAGGTGGTATTTTGGGAGACTTCATTCCGTCAATATGTTCAAATAGAGAGTTATCTACATGAGCCATCATAGGATCCAAGATAAAATCAATGCCTTCCCTTCTCGCTAATTTAGATGCTGGAACAAAATCAGCATCACCAGATATAAGTACAATTCTATCAACAAAATGCTTTAATGATAAAGAAGCAATATCTACCCCTATCTTCATATCTATACTTTTTTGCCTTAATTCGTAATAAACATCACTTTCTTGTAAGTCCTCTATTTTCAATGAACCAGATAATAATTCCTTTATTTTATTTGGTCTTATTTGCCAATTGCCAGAATCCTTAAGATATCCTAGTCTAAGTGCAACTTTTCTTTTTTGTTTTAAGGCTTCAAATATTTTATTCCTAAATATAGCTTCAGGACTTCTCTCAAAAACAATACATTTTTTAGAAATAGGATTATGAACTCTTTTTGAAAAAGGTACACAGTCGTAGAAAAATATACGATAAAGATAATTTTCTTTCCCAACATGTGAATGAGCTAATGTATAAATGTCATCAGCAACTTCCTCAGGAGTTTTGTTTTTTCCCTTATTATATAAATAATTATATCTTTTAATAAAAAATCCTCCGTCTATTAGAACAGCTATTTTGACTGGTGCACTAAAATTAGATTCTGGCTTATTGTTTGATTTCATATCATTATAAAAAACAAAGGCTCTTGGGTCGGCATGCTCATTATTAAACCAAAATTGGTAGAACATACGAAGCCAAGAGCATAATTATGCCACAAATATAGATTCTGGAAATATGATTTACAAACAAAAAATCCAGAAAATCATTTTATAATGGCATTTTTAACATATACGCATCAACATTGCATAAAGTTACAAAAAAGAGGGGACACAACTCCCCTCTCACACCTTCCGATATGTTCACGACTAAATATTTACGCGGCCTTACAGGCATCTTAAAGCAAACAGGGCTATTTCGCTGATATAGCTGCTTGCTGCGTTGTCGGCTAAGTTTACAAGTATGTCAAACTTTTCGGTCATGATGTGTTTAATTCTTTTCGTTTGCTAGGATCTTTTTTATCTTTTCATCATTAAATCCGAACATTGCTGCAAATTTCTTAAATGCATCCCGTTGTCCGGCAGGAATTAAAGCATACAGACTATTTATTGGTGTATTGCTTTTCAATGCTTTTTTCAGCTGTTTATTCTTCATTTTAATAATTCTTTTTTCTTTTTCTTGCAACAATGGCACTCACAAAGGAAGTTCTTTGCTATGTCCCATGTCGCTTCCACAATGTCCTGTCCTAAGTATTGTATTTCTTCTCCGTATGGCGTAATATCAAAAGCCTGACAAATATGTGTAGCAAGATGCCCGCACTCATGCCGCCAAGATTTCTCAAACTCCTTTGCAGAGGATGTAATGGCAATGACCATTACTGTTTTTCTATCCCGGAAGTTGGAATATGTGACGCCGGTATTCATTTTGTCGGAACTCATATTGTCATAGGCTGTACGAAGCATATCTCCGTCACATCCGATGGAATACATATTGTCTATTATCTCGTCAATATAGTATGAGTCAATGGCATAATATACGGAAACATTCCAACGATACTTAGACAATATAAATTTCTGTCTTATCATTTTAATAACCAATCAAATTATCGTATATTTGTATTCGGAAACGGATAGTTGGGGAGTAGCTACCCCGATGAAAGGCGAAGCTAAGACGCTTTCCGTTTCTTTATATTCTTAGCACAGCTTAATTCTTAGCAAAATGAACCCTTCAAACAAACTCACAACAGAACAGTTTATTTCCAAAGCAAAATCTATTCATGGTGATAAATTTGATTACTCAAAGACCAAGTATGTCAATGGTGAAACAAAAGTTTGCATAATTTGTCCTACTCATGGCGAATCGTGGATATTTCCTAATCAACATCTTATAGGATTTGGTTGCCGAAGATGTGGGTATGAAAACCGAAAAAAGTCTAAATGCAAACCAACAGAAGTTTTTATAAAGTCCGCAAAGAAAGTTCATGGAGATTTATATGATTACTCTATGACTATTTATAGAGGGCAAAAGAAACCTATAACTTTTATTTGTCCCAAACATGGAACTATAACAATGAATGCTGGGAATCACCTACACGGTCATGGTTGCCCAAAATGTGGAATAGAGAAACGATCTAATTCTCTATTGTCCACAACAGAGTCTTTTATTGAACGGGCTACGAAAGTCCATAACGGGAAATACGATTATTCCAAGGCAGTATATCAAGGTATTAGTACTAAGACCTGCATAACCTGTCCTAAACACGGTGAGTTTTGGCAAACACCTAACAGCCACTTAAATGGAGCAGAATGTCCTAAATGCGGATATTTAAAGACAAAGAGCAATGTGTGTGGATCAGGCATAAACGACATTGATCACTATGCTACTTCTATATGCTATAGGAAGTGGAAGTCGATATTGGAACGTACTTCTCCAACATATAAACATAAGGCATACGATAAAGTCTATATTTGCGATGAATGGCGTATATTTTCAAACTTTAAGGAGTGGTTTGATAAAAACTACATTGAGGGAGGTGCTATTGACAAAGATTTATTGTCACCTCCAGATAATAAGATTTACTCACCACGTACTTGTTGCTTCTTGCCTCGTATTATCAACAACGCCATAAAGAAATCCCCAACAAATAATAAAACCGGCATAAGAACGACATCGAATGGGCGTTATCGTGTTATCCTATCTGCTAATTCTAAACAATCCCTTGTTGGATATTTCAATTCTTTAGAAGAAGCTCGACTTGCCTACAAGCTGGCTAAAAAACAATACATCAAAGAACTCTCTGAAAAGTATTTCAGAGAGGGCAAGATAACCGAGAGGGTATATAATGCCCTAATGAAATACGAGATTGTGGATTAAGTTATTTCTTCCCAATCCACCGGTTCACCTTTTGCGTCACAATCAACGAGCCATTTTCTAAACCAATTCCCACCAGGGTTGTCAGGGTCATCAATGGCACTTTTAACAAACAATGCCATATTTGCATCGTCGGGCACTCCTGATTTCAAGTAATCAGCCCGGCACATATTAAGAACGTACACAAAATCGTACCCTTTGTTGTGCTCGAGTTTAATCCCATACTTGGTTAGAAACTCCTCAGCTTGTGATTTGGAATAAGGTTCTATGGCTTCTTTCTTACCGGTAGCCGCATTGATACGCCGCATTTCCTTAACTGCGCATTCACAAGCCTTACGGCTGAACGACCAGCCCCAATTCCGCAGATAGGCTTTCATTTCACGCGGCTTGTCATCATACAAATCCAAAGGTTCTTTCATATCTTTTACTTTTAAAAGGAGCGGAGTATATCCGCCCCTTAACTACACTTAACGATAACGGGAGTATCTTCCGGTACCTCTTACACCGCGTCTTTGGTTCATTCCACCGGGATAACCTCCACGGTTTCCGTATCCACCACGGCCATACCCGCCGCGTTCACCCATTTCATCATCGTCGTAATCATCTTCGTCGTATTCGCGTTGCCCCATGCTTTCCCCTTCAGAAAGTTCCTCCAGGCATTGCATCAGTTTGCCACCATAGCGAAGCATCTTTTCTGCATAGTCGGACATCTTCTCGACTTTGTTTTCAGATATTTCTACCATATACATAGCTTATTGTTTTTTAGAATTGTTACTACCAGATGCCTTTTCGGAAGACTTAAAGAAATCAGCCATCATTGCTTTCAGTTCACTCAACTCTTGTCTTAGGGCTTTATTCTCTGCATCCTGACGTTGGCGCTCTGCAAATTCCGGATTAAGAATTTGAAGCATCTTGTCGCAAGACTCCAGAACTGAATGGTGATGGTCTACGCTGCCTAATATCTCCGATGAACGGTTTCTCATTGCAGCAACTTCCGCGTTCATAGATTCCCGTGAACCGGATATCACCATATTCCCACCACCGGGAAAGTTCGCATCAGCAATGTCTGACATTGCCGGTATTTTCTGGAAAGTGACAGTCTGCTCCCCGACCTTGATTGTTATGTCGACCACCATTCTCGGAGGTTGTCCATAAGGAAGAGGTTGTTGCATAAACTCCGGTACGGGATTGGAAACCCCGGTTACGGAACCGACTTCAATATATGGAGTGCCGTCCTTATGAAGGACAAAGAACTCGCTGTTTATTCTTAAATTCTGAAAAGGCATAATTAATTAACTCTTTAATGGACGGGATTTCTCCCGTCCTTAGTTGTTTTAAACCACTCCGGTCATAATCTGCAACGTGTTGGTTGCACGGTCAAACCAGAACTCATACACACCAGTACCGGGAATGTCTGCCACAGTCAGCGTTCCCCCGTTATATTTAGTGATCGCCTGGGTAGCCCCATTGGTCTCGAACAGAATGGGAAGTGTGCCGGTTGTCCCGGTAGGTATCGTCTGGGCAATGTTAATGTATATCGTCCCTCTGTACCATGCGTTCACAAAAGCATGATTGGGGAAGGAAAACACCACATTAGCAGTATTGACCGTTACGCCCGAGGTCGATATAGCCGCAGAGCCCCTACGGTTTACGAATTGAAAAGGATATACTGCCATAATAGCCTCCTTTCTCAATTAACCCCAAAAGCCATTACCGGCAGCATAAGGATTAAAACCACCATACAAGCCGTATTGGTATGCCACACAGTTGGGAACTGCCGCAATAGGACTGTAAGGCACAGTCACAGTTTCCGGCTGCTTGCATTCAATCTTGGCAAGGCGTGCGCTTAAATCTGTCAAAGCGGCTCCAAGAGGTGCGGTAGCCTGGCCTACAATTTGAGAAGTCATAGCTGAACTCTTGTAAGTGCTGTTTTCTTCACGGAGCTTGTCAATTTTGTTCTGCATCTCACGCATTTCGGCAGCACGTTGGCCGGCAATAATCTGCTGTGTGCTTTCCTTGATGGAATTTTGCAAGTCACAGGTCTGACGTTGTGTCTCATAGGCCACGGATGCAAATCCTCTTTCCTGCCCGGTTGCAACACCATTAATTGCATTTTGCAGGGTGTTTGTCTGCTGACAGATAGCCAGACGGTTCTCACAGCAGCATGATGCAATCTGTTGTGCAATCTGACAGTTACCGGATTGAATAGCGTTAATAATCTGCATAGAACTCTGCCCTACCTGATTTCCCACCTGTTGAATCTGTGACATTACACCATTGATAGCCTGCTGAACCTGACCGATTGAACAGTTCAGATTTGTTGCCAGATTGTTGATAGCCTGACCGTTCCCTTGAATGGCACTCATTAGTAACTCCCTCCCTGTGTCGTTGTTAATCAGATTGGGGATTCCTGCTGCTCCATTGCCACCGCCAAAGCCACCATTTCCCCATCCGTTGTTACCCCAACCCATGAGGAAGAACAAGAAAATAACCCAAATAAACCATCCGCCTTCTCCACCGAATCCGTTATTATTACGGCCTTGCATAGCTACAAGTAGGTTCGGATCGATCCCTTTTTGCTGAAGCAAAGGAGCCAACATGGCTAACATTCCACTTCCGCCTCCGTTCCCGCTTTCCGGGAAAACAAAAGTTTTTGATTCGCTCATTTTTATCGAATTTTGAATTACCCCGGCACCATTGCCGGATATCCCAAAATTCGACATAAATAGCTGCTTTATAAAAAGTTACATTCCTATACAATAGAAGTTTAAGGACTTAAAACAGAATAAATTTCCAATAAAAAAGAAAGTTTTATTTAGATGTTGTGAATATCAAAAAATATTTCATACATTTGTCTTGCTTAATCTTCTAATGACTGGCGGAGTAAGAGTACCCGCTGTATGGCGGTTTTTTTTATGCCTTATTGATTTGTATTTTCCATACTTTGTATTTTGTTGTTTGGAAAGGAAAATATTTGTCTAACGGCGTATACCCCCGTAAATCTGTTGTAATGGCAGATTTTAGCCAGTCATGAGGTGATTAAGCAGCGGGAAAGGTACGCCGTTTTTCTGTACCTAAGTGCTTAATAAATATATCATGACAAACACAAATCAAACCACCAACCATGGGAAAGGCACAGACAATGTGCGTCACACTCACGAAACGGGCGAAATCTTATCACTAAAGCAGCAGCTTGAAACCTACAAAAGGCTGTTTGAAATCGAAAAGAATTGTAAGAATCAGGCTTATTTCTTCATTCTTTCATGCGGACATTTTGAGGAATACCGCGGATATTGCAAAACGCATCCTACAAATGTAGATTATCATTCTGCGTGTGTGGATGTTTTCAGACTTCAACATTTAAAAAGAGAAAACCATGAATGAGTTGATTAAGATTGTGGAGAATGACGGTAAGAAAGCCGTTTCTGCACGGGAGCTTTACGAAAAATTAGGGTTTGCGCCTCAGCATTGGGCTAATTGGTATAAAAAGAATATTACTAATAATTCTTTTGCTGTTGAAAATGAAGATTATGCACAACTCCCACTAAGTGGGAGAACAATTGATTTTGCCCTCTCTATCGACTTTGCTAAACGCCTTTCCATGATGGCACGTACCGAAACCGGTGAACAAATACGTAATTATTTTATCGAAATAGAAAAACGTGCAACCAAACCATTAAGTCAGCTTGACATTTTAGCTCAGTCAATCCAAATCCTGCAAGCACAGGAAAAACGTATTTCAGAGATAGATGATCGAGTTAAAGTTATTGAGGCAAAACAGACTACACACCAAAACTGGTTTACCATTGCCGGATATGGAACACTTCTTAAAATACAGGTCGGAATAAAACTGGCAGCAAGTTTGGGAAGGAAGGCATGTAATCTTTGCAGACAACTTGGCATTGAACCGGAGGAAATACCAGATCCGCGATTCGGGAAAGTCAAAACCTATCCCGAAAATGTTTTAAAGCAGGTATTTGATATGCCAATTAACTAAAATAAGGGCATCGGAGTAACTGCAAGCTCTCACATTAGGCAGTCATTCCTTTGCCCTTTCCTTTTAACTGCATTGACTTGTGATTTGGCCGTCCCAGTCTTTGCAAAAAACATTCAAAGATATGAAAACAATACAATTAACAAAACAAAGTAGCGAAAATGAAGTTAAAGATTATTTCAAGGCTGTTCTAAAGTTAGCAAAATCAAAAGAAGAATTTCCGGTAAACTTGGAAGATGTTTGGCCATTGGTTTACACAAAGAAATCCGACGCAGTTGAGGCATTAAGAAGAGATTTTATTGAGAAGGAAGATTTCGTATCGCTCCGGCAAAATCCGCAACCTGATTCTCAATGGATTAACCCAAATCCTAAAATAGACTATTTTATTTCAGTATCATGTCTTGAATATATATTCACTCTTCTTTTTCGCGGTGATTTAGTATGTCAGCAATTGTCTTGTGACACAGCCCGGTCTGTTCCTTTATTTTATCATATATGAAAGAGCGTGGGAGCAAATGGAAAAAATCTGAATATTTTTCTGAATTTTTTAATTCTTCATATATGCTGATAACTTGTTTGTTACGCACCATCGTACTCGGCCTTTGTAATTTTTTCATAAATTTTTCTCAAAAAAGTGCAACCAATAAAAATCCTGTCCGTAAAACTCCCCGAAAGAAGTCTTACAGACAGGATGTAGTGGTGGTACGCTATATTTTTGAAGTGGGGCTTCTTTTTATATTTTGCCCCGGATAAACCGGATAATCTTTAATACAGACGGTATACTGAATGCTGCCAGTAAAATGATAAGCCACCACATTATACCGGGTACTTTGTTTTTTACAACTTCAACCGGATAGGGGACCGCGATGCTATCTGTTTGGCTTATATTTACCGTATCATGCATAAGCCTATCACGATACACAATATGATATTTGTCTCTGAAAACTGTATCGCCTTTAACAAGAACAAATACACTGTCGCGTACATAGATACTATCCCGCTTTATCTTGTCAATGTATTCTTTCTCTGTCTTTACTGTCTCTACCGGCACGTACTGAATACTCCGGCAGGAGAATATAGAAAGGGCTATCAGTATAATTATTATCCTCATTTTTCTGTTTTTTCTTCTATGTCAATAATATCAGACTTCCGCCTGAAAAATTTAAAAATATCGACCTTTACATGCCGACCGTGAGCTTCAAAGTAATTCCCATAACAGGAATTTATCTCAAACCCGTATATGACCAACAGGACAATAGAAGGAAGCAGCGGAATGTCAAAAGGTTCTCCAAATGTCTTCCCTATAGCTCCGGCAAGAAGAATCCAGCATAAGTAATCTACCATTTTGTTGATAGTCCTTCTCCCAGCCCGTGAAAACCGGATTCTTTCACCCCTTTTCTTGGATGCCGCTATCCCAAACCTCAGGTCTACGATAATTAATATCAGTGCAAGCAACATGAACCATTTTAAAGGTTCGATAAAATCCATAAAACCACTCATGAATACTGATACCATTGCCGAAATTGTGTTTCTTTCACTCATAATCTTAATTTAAATGTGGTACTTCTATCCCCTCCCGAAACATTGTTATAAACAATATTTTTTATAGTTCTCGACAAACTCCTTTACGGTCCCTCTGCCTAATGGCGTATTGTAATATTGTTTCCAGTATTCACCCATCGCCCAAACATCCTTATTCGAAGGTAATGCCTCCTTTACACGCAAATAATGTATGCGGGTCATACAGATCATCAGCTTTTTGTTATCTACAAGCATTTCAGGTTCCAAAGTTACAACACTGGATGCTTTCATTACTTTCCCCATTAGTTCCGGTTTATGCCGGAGAAAATTAACCACAATATCATTGAAGGTTGCCGGCTCCATCTGCCCATATCCTAAAGCCGGACCACCGCCAATTTGCCGGGTGTACTTAAAATTGCTTTCCTGAGCAAACGTCCCCATGATAAGATCTCTTGCATTGTCAGAGTACAAGCCTGTTTCTTTCAGCGTTTCGGTTATTAACCTTCTCCATTCCTCTTTGTTCATATTGTTTTATATTTCTAAATTATTCTTTTGTATTCTCAAAAAAAAAC